CCCTCATAGCCAATATATCGACAAACATAAATATAAACACATGAGCATACATTCATATAATAAACCACGATACAAACAATTGTAAATGATAATGGTTGAGAATGAATGTTACCCTTTGGGTATTCTATTACATTGCATCATTAGTTGCTATTGGTTGCCCCTAGTGTTATGTACTAATGTTATAGGCTTATGCAGTCCAATCATAGGGGACTACATACATCGAAAAATTTAGAAATTCCAAAAGGGATAACCATTATCAACTGGTGGCGGTTATATAACGACAAACCCAAGACCACCAAATTTAAACCCAAGCTACACATATGCACATACCCATGCTGCATACCCCAATATAAACAATGGTCTATACCAATGTTTCAATCTTTTGTTCTATACATAACCACTATAAACATAGGTTGTATCTATATGTTTTCAAACCATACATATCAATACATATGTATTATGCAATTGGATATACAATCGTTATCTACAATCGTTGATTACAATTGAGATACATATGTTACATACATAATCCGTTATATGTTTGAAAACAATTGAGTATCCAATCGACTGTATAATCGTTTAAAACGATTGGTTAAAATTTATGTATAAAATTTTTTATGGAAAACATATGTGTTAGACATATGAGGTAAAACGTATATTACTTACCCTAGTAAAATGCATTTGAGATTATAAATGTTTGATGCTATATGGACATACATATACTGTTCTGTTTTAACAATCGTTAGTTACAATCAGTTTAATAGAAGTATGTTATAATATGTTTGTGATACGTTTATTACGCCATTTAAAAAATGGCAATCATCTCCATAGAGAGATGATTTACTATGTTCTTGATAGTCGGTTACATAAGATGGAAAAATACCAAACACAAACCGTTTACCGCCCTATGCGGAACACTATAGGGACGTACTTATGGCTGGCTTGGCGATGTATACAATCGTTGACTGACAATCGCTGCACAACGCCAGAAATCACATAAGACAAGCATTTGAACCCCATTAGGGTTCGCAGCGTGGTAAACTTGTGTGAACATAAAAATAAGCCATAATTGACACCGCTGGTGGCATCAAAAATGACCCTATGAATGGCATATGTAATTTTCCATAGTTACACTAATGAGTAAAAACTTACGCATATCTTCTAAAAAATTTTTTATGGCGTTCAACCTAGGTGGTTACTGGGTTTATGACGTAACGGAGAATGATTATTACTTCCGATAATTGAAAAATATCGTAACTTACCATAACTTTTTGACACTATATATGAGGGGTTCCCAAATTGGGTACTTAAGTTTGAAACCCAAAAACAACAACAAGAAAAACATAACAACCGTTGATAGTCCAAACTGTTTAACCGACTTTGAGAAAAACTTAAGCCGTAAGGCTTATGACGAAGTCATGAAAAACAAGTTTGAAACATACAGAATAGTAAACATAAGTTTTAAAACATATAAGATTTCTCTATCGAGAAATAATACTTCGTATTGATTATGTTTGTCGCTTATGCTTTAAGACACAAACCGTATAACAAACCATATGCAACAAAGGGCATACATAAGTATTAAACATATATCACTCATATGTTGACACTTATGTATGCCCTTTGTTTTTCGTTTGTATTCTATTTTAATAATTCTTCTTCTGAACCACGTTTGGGATATACATCCGTAATCTTACCACCGATGCACCAGAAGATGATTGCTAAGACAAAGAAACCAAAGAATACGGAATATTCGTCATGAATGGCACTGGCGATACCAAGACCAAAGGATGCACTACCAATCCATTTGAATAACATACCGACAAAATGTGCCGATGTAAAATATCCGATGATTAATGTCAGACCAACCATTGCAAAAATAAACATATGTTACCTCCTGTTATAAAGCCATGATGGCGTAAACTTTATTATTCAGTTCCTCGGTTGTAATCCCAAGATAACGCATTGTGATTGCTTCCGATGAATGATTAAAAACTTGCATAAGGTATGCAATTGGCACACCCTTGCGATACGCATGGTATCCGAATGTTTTACGCATGGAATGTGTACCGATGTTTTCAAGACCGCATTTAACGGATGCTGCCTTGATTTTTCTCCATGCTTGGGTGGTCGTAATATGACCATCGCCAGAACGACTTGGGAACAACCAATGTTTGCAACGAGATGCGTACTCACACAACATCTCATAAATTTCTTTTGACAATGCAAACCGTTTGAACTTGCCTGTTTTTTGTTCACGCAATTCCATCATTGGTTTGACATCATCTACGGTCAACCCTACTAGGTCGCTAATGCGTAGACCAGAGTTGATACCCAATGTGAACAACATTTTGTCACGGTCGTTTGTCAATGCTTCACGCATTTCATTCACCTTATTAATATCTCTGATTGGTTCTGTTACTGTTGCCATAATTTATTTCCTCCGTTTGTTTTCTATCTCTACATATAGAATACACCACTCATGGAAATATGTCAACACTTTATTTTGTAATTTTTAAAAATATTTTGGAGGTTCTTTATGGAAGAACTACAATTAAAACGAAAGAAGTCGTTCGAGAATCGGATTGATTTCTTTGGATTGCAAGACTCTGTGACCGAACAGAGAAACGCTGGTAAGTCTTATGTTGCCATCGCACGAGCGTTAAACAAAGACAACCAGCAACACTTACAAGGGATTATCATTACGCCTAAGATGGTTGGTGACTGGTGTCGGTCAAACCTTGTGGAAGAAAAAGTATCCAACAAGGAATACGAGGTTGTCAACACATACAATGAACAAAAGAATTTGTTGGAAATGGTTGAAACACAAATCGAAATGATTCAAGTATTTATTGATGATTTACAATGTCAACAAGCCGAGGGAACAATGTCGCCAGACATCCTGTATAAACGCATGAAAGACCTAATGGGCGACCAAGAGAAATACTTTGGTCGTAAACAAGCGATTTTAAAAGATATGCAAGCAACGATGGAGAAAATCTTTACGTTCCAAGCAATGAACTCTATTATTGTTGAAATCATGCGTATTATCACGGAAAAAGACCCTAAGTTGGCAGAACAAATCACTAAAGAAATGAAAACAAATCAAATCTTATTGTCAAATTATGCAAAAATCCAACAAAATTAAGAATATTTATCTGAATATTATAGAAAAACCTTAACTTTTTACTGGATTTTTTCACTATAAGTGAGAACAATTACCACTTAGGAGGTGTGTCCGTGGCTGAAAACATTTTGGACTCGCTATTGGGTGTGTCCGTGGCGAACACAGAGCCGTCAAGTGACACTCCATCTGATAAAGATATTGGTGCAACAGACTTGGAATATTTTGCCAAGACATATTTTCCGCATATCTTCTCAACGCCATTCTGTGAATTTCATCACTCAATGTTCCGTGATGCGGAGAACATGATATTGCACTTTGACAATCTACACAATAAGTTCGTTCGTGCAGCACCACGAGGTCACGGCAAAAGCCGTATTATATCCGTTGTGTTTCCGATATGGCTAATTGTGTATGGTTATCGCAAGAACATACTGATTATTTCAGATACCTTTGAACAAGCCAAAGAGTTCATTCAAACAATCAAGGACGAACTAGAAGATAATGAACGCTTAAAAGCAGACTTTGGTCTGTTAAAGGGTGATAAAACATGGGCGAGCGATAAGATTGTCACCAAGAATAAAATACAAGTGTTTGCAAAATCAAGTGGTCAATCCTTGCGTGGTTCTTCATATAACAACATTCGTCCAGAAGTCGTAATCTTAGACGACTTAGAAAATGACGAAGCGGTGGAAACTGAAAATCAACGCAAGAAATTATACGATTGGTTCATGAAAGTATTAATGCCAATCGGTAACCCAAGAACTGTATTTTTGTATGTCGGTTCGGTTTTGCATTATGAGGCTTTGTTATACAAAGTATTGACCGACTCCAAGTTTAATAACTGGAATCGTGCCATATATAAAGCCGTGTATTCTTTTTCCAAAAGTCCACGATGGACTGTATGGGAAGAATTATTTAACGACTTGTCTGACCCAGATGCCGCACAACACGCATCCGATTATTTTAATGAACACAAAGAAGAAATGATGGATGGCGTAGAGGTTATGTGGGAGGGTCGTAACTTTGGTCTGTTTGAACATTTAGATTGCTCGTTTGACGATAAGATGAAACTATCTAGGGATAACTGGTATCAAGAACTCATGATTCTCAAAATGCAAGATGATGAAGCATTTAACTCCGAGTATCAAAATAATCCAATGACCGAAGCCAGTCGAATATTTAAAGAATCGTGGATTAAATCCAATTACTATGACGAAACAAATCTACCGCATATGAAACAAATTTATGCGGCGGTCGATGTGTCTATGGGTAAATCACGAACATCTGACTATTCGGCAATCCTTATTGTTGGTCGTGGCGTTGACAATTATTTCTATGTACTGGAAGCAGATGTCGAACGTAGACCACCAGATGCAATCATTAATGATATTCTCTTGTATCTCGACAAATACAACGGAAGATTGGACGGTTTTATTGTCGAAGAAAACGTATTCCAAGAGTTCTTTTCTAAGACATTGCAACAAACCGCACTTGACATGGGTTTATATGTCAACTGGGTATCCGTTCGGTCTACTGCAAGTGACAACAAAGGTACACGCATCCGTTCGCTTGCTCCGAAGATTAAGCAAGGGTATATCAAGTTTAATAAAAACCATCGTATCTTGGAAAGTCAACTAAAGAACTTTCCTAAAGACCACGATGATGCACCAGATTGCTTAGAACGATGTATTGCGAAGTTCTTAGAAAACTCTGCGACTATTGCAGTCGGTTCTATTGGCAGTCAGAACAAACGTAAAAACATTTTATCATTCATGAAAGGTTGGAAACGATGAATCTTAAACAACGAATCTTATCATGGATGAGTAAAACTATATTAAGAGATACGGTTGCCAATCTAAAGAATACTTGGTTGTCTTCTTTTAGATTCAACAATCGAGCAACCGAAACAAAACTTAGTGTAGAAGAACTACGGAATCTATCAAGAACACCGATTGTACGTTCTGCAATCAATCAAATCCGAGAGGGTATTCTTGCGTTGCCTTGGGAAGTGGTTTCCATTGATGGCAACGCAAATAAGAAACAAATCAAACAGGTTACACAGATTATTCAAAATCCGAACCCTGTTGATGATTACAACGACTTCATTGGTAAGCTATTTGAAGACTTGATTGTCTTAGACCTTGCGTTCTTTGAACAAAAGGTGGTCAAGGGATACAGACCTCTGTATTTATTTCCAATTGACACAGAAACAATCGAGGTAGCAACCAATTGGAGCGGTGACTTAAATCAACCACGATTCTTGCAATCCGTAAATGGACATCAAGAGTGGTACAAGGTTGATAAAATCGCCATGTTACAACGCACGAAGTTGACATATGACGAGTTTGGCTTATCACCATTAGAGCAAGCATATCGACATATCAAGTACTTAGCAGAAGTACAAGAGTATGCAAACGATATTTCTTCTAATGCGATGCCAAAGTATCTTGTTAACATGGGTGCATCCGCAAGTGAAGAAGAAATCGAAAAAATTCGGTTATACATTGCGAATGAAATCCAAGGTCAATCTGCGGTTGCAATCGTTGGGTCTGCACAATTGGATGCCAAACAGATTTCACCGATTGGTGACGAAGCTGCATCCTTGAATTGGCAGAAAATGTTGTTACAAATCATTGCGACTTGTTTCAATATCCCTCCAGAACGCCTAGGTGTAGCGATTTCAAATGACCGTTCTACCTCATCTGAAAAAGATAATGAAATGTTGGAATATACGATTAAACCTTGGGCGAAGATTTTTGAACGAGCGTTTAATAAATACGTGATTACACGTTTGGGTTATTCCGATAGTATTAAATTCCAATTCGTATTCACTCCAACCAAGGCACAACAGGCAGATGCCGTTGAACGTGTTCGTAAACTCGTTGATGGTAATATTATCACATTAAACGAAGCACGTCAAGAGTTAAATGGTGTCCTTGGTATCGAACTGAAAGATATTCCGTCTGGCGATTCGTTGCTGGAAGAATATAAATCATCTTTGATTCAAAAGCGTGTACAAGACGATGAACAAAAAACTGACACGACCGATGAAACGAAGAAATCTACAGAGAAAGGAGAAGCCGATGGAAAAACGTAAAGTACAACTTAGTGCGAGTGCAATTAAGGTTATACTAGATAACCAACATACGAACTCCATGCGTTTTACTGGCACGTGTATGTTCCTGAATGAGCCGTCTGATTATATTCCCGGTGGTGTTGATAAACCTATAATGTTATCATCCGAGGTTGCAGAAACTTGTGCATCTACGATGAACCTTATGGGTATCAATTGTGATTATGACCCTTGGTTATTCCCAGACGAAGTTATGATGGCACATGACCGTAGAAATAAAATTGGTGTGGTTGAAAAGTGTTGGGTTGACGGTAACGAACTTAAATTCACTGGTATTATCTACAAGAATGACTTTCCAGACGTTGCAGAGTTTATTAAAAAGACTGTAGACTCTCTAGGATTCTCTGTGGAAGCCATTTCCAATATCCACGAGTTTGAAGACCATATTGAAATGGCGGATGTTGAATTCACTGGTGTTGCAATGTTGTTTAAAAACGCAGCTGCATACCAAAATACGTATATTGCAGAAATTGCCGCAAAGGCGAAAGGAAAACAACTAATGAACGAACAAGAAATTAAAGCCTTGGTTGATGAAGCCGTTAAAGCATCTATTGAAGCACAAGCACAAGCTAAAGCACAAGCGGAAGAAGCTAAAGCACTAAAAGATGCAAAAGCAGAAGTTGAACGCTTGACTGCTGAATGTTCCGCTAAAGATGCATTGATTGTTGAAAAAGATGCAAAAATCGCAGAACTTGAAAAATCTGTTGAAACAAAAGATGCAGAAATCGAAGCTGGTAAAGCCGAAGCAGAAAAACAAACTGTAATTTCCGATGTTAAAAACTTGGAAACTAAGGCAAAACTAGAAGCTGGTAAATCTGACAAAGAATTTGATAACTTTGCAGATGGCATCGAAGCTATGTGTAAATAATTACACATACTATTATTGTTGATTTGATTTTATATCATAGGAGAAATAACTGTGGCAGTAACAAAATCCAAATTTATTACAGCAGCTGCCGTTGCTGATTATAACCAATCTCACTACATCGAGTTGCCTAAATTCCAAAACTTAATGGTTGACTTGTTAAACCGTAACGTAACAATTCGTAATCGTATCACACCTGTGATGGCGACTGGGTATCCATCTCGTTATTGGGAACAAACTAAGATTGCACACAATGCGAAATTCGTAAATCCACGTACAGGCGACAACGGTAAATACGGTGTTGATACTTACGATGAAGATTACGGTCGTGTTGAAAAGGCAGTATACTTAAAGGCGATTACATCTGGTATTAAATACTCTTTGTTTGATACAGAAGTTGTAGCACAACAAGGTGATGCCTTGGCAAAATCTTTGTTAAACAAAGACATGGAAGATATGATTGTGGACTTACTACAAACATCCAACAAAGGTATCTGGACAGGTGCAGCAACCTCTGCCGATGATTCCACATCCGATGAATACTGTGGTTTGGCTACACAAATTACAGATGCAGTAACTGTGGCTAACCCTTATAGCTTTGCTACAGGTTCTGGTGATTTTGTAACAGATACAATTCGTACAAAGATGGCACAAAACTTGGCATCCACAAAATACATCGGTATGCCTACTGCAATCTACGCTAACCCATTGACAATCGACTACTTAAGCCGTGCAGAATTAAAACGCCCGGGATTTGCAGTCAACCAATCTGCGGATAAAATGGACTTGGGGAATGGTTTCGTTGTAAATACCATCCGTACACAAGCTGGTTATTTACCATTAATTCCAGATAACTACATTCCATTTGACCCAACAAACAAAAAACATACATTGTATGTTGTCAATGAAAAATTGATTGAACGTCATTACTTGACTAATGCAGAACCACGCATCTTCAAAATGGGTCTTACTAAAGGTCTATTGGACGAATACGTTGCAGTAATGTTCGATGCAATCGTTGCCAAAGGTGCTAGTGCTGGTGCCCACTTCAAGGTTGAATTTACTGAAGCGTAATAATGCTTAATTCAAACGATTAATCACAGGGGTGTCTTTTGACACCCCAATGTTTTAACCGAATGGAGATACATATGTTAGTAACATTAAAAGATAGTGATGCCAAACGCATTTATCTGTGTGGTCGCATTATTGAAGCTGATAACGGTCGCTTTGAGGTGTCCGAGGAAGAATACGCTTTGAATGAAGCCGTATTAGAGCCTGTGGACAAAAAAGCTGGTAAAGTTATCAAACCAAAAACACAATCCGTTGTAGACGACACAGAAGATTCCGTCAAGGAATCCTAGGAGAATTATGGTTTACTTAGATGCAGCAGAAATTGACGATTATTGTCAAATGATTCCAGTTGATGAAAGTCACGTTCAGTTTGCATCGACTATGATTGATGCCTACGTTGGAACAAACAATGGACAATCGAAATTTACATCCAACGAAATCACCGAAATTGTCAAACCGAATCGCAAAGGCGTGTTGATTCTAAAGAATGACCCTGTGATTGACATTCTATCAATCCAAGCAATTCACACACGAGATATAAACGAAGACGGAGTTGAGATTGAACCGTACTTGTATGACTTTGATGGTAGCAAGTATGTATATCTATTGAATAACGTATCCGCCATGACATATTCTCAAATATTCTCGCATAACGCAAGATTTTATAAAGTCCGTTACAACTATGGATTCGCTGAAATTCCACGAGAAGTAAAAACGGCTTGTGCGATGCTTGCGATGAATATATCACAGGTTTCCACATTCACCGCCTTAAATTCAATGACAACTTTGGATGCACGATTTTCATTAACTGACCCAAACTTATTTACAAACGAAATCAAATCATTGTTATCACGATACAGATTTTAAACGGAGGTATATATGCGAGAAAAATATACACCAAAGTTTGACTGTACACGAATGTTCGCATCATGGCGTGAAACCATTAAATGCGATGGTAAAAAACCAGAGTTTGTGTTGTTTACGCGAATTGGTCGTGGTACAAAACGGTTTCTTGTGAATAATGTTCGTTGGGGAAACCTTATGTCAGATTCCTCGTTGGAAGCTGGCGATATATGCGAACGTAGAAACGGTGATACGTTATTCTTGGTCGCAAAAACTAACTCATTCAATGGTGACAAGGGTGAGTTTTACACAACAAATACAATCGTAAATATCTATGGTATCGAAACCACAACAGACGAGTATGGCAATACCAGTGGTACATCTACTATTATAAAAGTAAAAGACTTAAAGTGTGTATACGAAGATGTGTCCGCCAAGATGCACTTGTTCGATTATGGTTTGTTACCGACTACTACTAAAAGATTTATCCTACCGAAAGACACCAATGTTGCACTATTGGATAGAATCGAAATCAATGGACAGTTTTTACAAATTGATGTAATAAATAAGTTCGATTTTGCACCGTTCTTATATGTGCAATGTTCACCAGACGAGCGTGGCTAACATGAAGACAATGCAAGATGTAATCGCTAAGATATTAGAAGACCATTTAGATGTACTGACTGACCGTATCAAACAAATATGGGCGGTTGCAGACGAGGACATCTATACTGACCACCATATAATCCTTAGAAGATTCACACCAAGCGTCAACATGGTTAGACTTGGCTTAGACATTACAGGTCTTGGGGCGTTCATCCTAGAATATGGCTCTGGTTCGTTCATGGTAACGAATACAAGTGCGGAACTTGGGGATTTTGGCAACCCAGACTTACCAGAATATATGGCATCATCTTGGTTTAACGATAATCGTTCATCGCACGGCAATGCAATCATGGGTCGTGACAAGGGAGAAACTGTACATTCACCAACGATGGGTGTACCAGATTATAAATCCAAAGGTCACTTCAAGGGTATTAACTTAGAAGAACCCATGAAGAAATCCAAGCTAAAACCTTTAGAACCAAAAGAACCGATGTTTGTTGTCGAAACAGAAATCGTTCATTGGTTGAAAGAATTGGATGAAGCTATTGACGATGCAGTATCTGATTATATCGAAACCCAACTAGATAATGCTTTTAAAGGAGTAATCGCATGAAGTATACGGTACAACTATTGGACGAACTGTGGAATATCTTGCGACAAGACGAAGAAATGGCTTCGTTATTACGCATAAAAGATACACAATCAATCCAAGAGTGGAACTCTAAGATTAGGCGTGGTCTTGCTGGTGCGGAACTCGTTGATGAAAAACAAGATATTTACATAATTATGTCATTCATTCCATCTGTTGGTAATACCAAGAATTGGATGGTCAACAAGAATTTACTGGAGTTTAGAATCATCGGTCGTTCTAACAATAGAAAACTTGTGAATGATTTATATATATATTTGAATAAACTATTAAAGGAACATTATCAAGAAATGTCCATCTATACCGAGGGTTCATTCTCTACTGGTACGGCTGGCTTAATCGGTTATATGTTTCGTGTTAGACCTTTTACATGGTCGTAATCATAGGAGATAATTAATGGCACAACAAACAGGCAAAAACTTTGTATTGAATGGTGTTGGCGAAGCATGGGCGAAACGAGTTGTAAACGGCAAAGTTGAAGCCTATAAACTCGGTACACTTCAAACAATGAAACTATCTTTCAGTTCCTCTGATGAAAAAGTCTATGGTTCTGATGCTTTACCACCAATCTATATCTTGAATAAAGAATCCAATGTTCAAGCATCTTTCACCGAAGCACGTTTCAACCTTGATTACTTGGGTGTAACTGCTGGTGCTGATGTTGACAACAACGGTACTTTAATCTTTAGTGTAAAACCTACATTGATTGCAAGCGGTACTGCATTTACCGTTCCAAGTGTAACAAATGTTATCCCAGAAGATACAATCGTTGTACTTGCGAATGACAATCAAATGGAAGACGAACGTGTGACACTAAAATACGTTAAATCTCAACTTCCATCTTCTGGCGAATTTACAATTACTGCAAGCGGTGTAATCACTTTAGGTGATTCTGTAACAAACAAATACATCGAAGTATCTGGTCTTCGTACTGATACAACTAGCCGTAAAGCTACAATGAAAGCAACTAGCGTACCACAATTCGTTGAAATCCGTCACGTTTCCAATCCTGTTGATATGGGCGATGGTAAGAAAGTTATCTTGCATACTCATATTTTCCGTGCTAGAGCGACTGGCAAAATGGACATTGACCATGAACGTCAAAAAGCATCTGCACCACAACTTGAATTTGAAGTTATGTATGATACTACTCGTACAGACGGAAAAATCTTGGAAATCACACAAGAAATCCAAGGCTAATCTCATGGGGGCATCTTCGGATGCCCCTATTTTTTATTATATGGAGTACTATGGAGATATATAGATGTCAAACACTTTAATTCCACAAGAAAAATACATTATGCTTAATGGCAAAGAATACAAGATTTATCCGATGCTATTAAAAGATTACAACAAGGTTGAACGTCTATTGTCTAAAATAAATGACCAGTATTTATATTTGAACTTACCATCACCAATTTTAGACGAAGATGGCAAAGAAGTGTTAGATGCCAATGGCAAGGTGAAATATGACTATGTGGCATTTAACTCCATGTGTGAACTGTTTGAGATGGCGTTACGTATTCCACGGAAAGAACTAATTAACGCAATCGACTTAGACAATGGTGTTCAACTGTTGGATGAATATTTATCTATTAGCGGATTAAAAAAAAAGATGATGGGTCTAATGGCACAGGAACTACCGAAGATAAATCTACAGGACTTGACCTAGTCATTGCATCTTTGGTACAACACACAAGTGAAACCAGAGAATCACTAATGAGATATACTTTACCAGAACTAGAGGGGTTATCTGTTGCATTAAACGAAAATAATAAAACAGATACAGACGATAGTAATACTTTTGTTGACTCTGATTCCGTCACAGGGGCAGATGCGGTACGTGGTCTTTTGAGTTCTGGGTACGCATCATAGGAGAATAATTAATGGGAAACAAAAAATTCGGATATGACATAAAAATAGACTACAGTCAAGCAACCGAGAATACCAATCGAGTGACCTCTAGTATTCTACAGTTGCAACAAGCCGTAGAACGACTAAAAAGAAACTCTGACATTCAGATTAAATTCACTGGTCTTCCACGACAACTTGATAGCATCACAACAAAAACTGCTACATTGGCTAATGCGTTGGAAAGAACGGCTCAAAGTGGCAATCTTGCATCTAAGTCTTTTGATGGTATGTCTGCTAAAATGCAGTCGCTTAAAAAAGATGGTGAAGCACTTGCCAAGGGTTTACAAGATTCTGCCAATGCAATCAAGAAACTAGAGTCTTCAAACCATAGCACATTAAGAGATGGCAACAAGGCTATGACAGTTGGTACACAAATCAACCAACTTAAGAACCAAGCCGATGTCTTATATCAAGCATGGAAAGCGAACAACGTAGGTAAAGAACAATATCTTCAACAAATGACGGCAATCCAAGGCAAGTTAAACACCTTGTATGGTCAACAACGGAGAATTAATAAAATTACCGAAGAACATATTCCATTGTTAAAGCAATGGGGTTTTGAATTAGACAAAGTCGGTTCACGACTTGGGTATTTTGCTACACGTTGGGCTGCATTATGGGTCGGTGATAAAGTCATGGATTCTCTATCTGCTTTACCAAAAGTAGAACAAGATATGGCTGGGTTCGCCCAAGTAATGAAACATGGCACAGGTGAAACAAATGCGTTCGCACATAGTTTAATGCAAGTTGACCCATCTCATATGGTCAATAGTTTGCAACTTAGCGGTGACGAAGCAGAACACTTTAAAACAGAACTAGGTAGTATGCAAGTAGAATTGCAAAACCTTGCTATAAAGTATGGTACAACAAGTCATGAAATGATTGAGTCTGCTAAGTTATGGGGTCGTGCATACAAGGACAATAACACAGTTCTTGCCTTAACAGATGCGGCTACAAAACTTGCGGTTGCCGATGCGTTCGACATTGTGTCTGCAAACAAAGCGTTGGAATCCTCAATCATGCAATGGGGTTTTCAAATCAAGAACTCCAATGATGCCATGAGTGTTTCAAGCCGTATTATTGACTCATGGACATCTCTTGCACATAACTATACGGTTTCTGCACAAACATTATCCGAAGCAAACAAACGTATGGCACAATCCGCAGCTGAAGTCGGTGTATCATTCCATTCCGCACAAGCACTTGTTGCCGTTATGGCACGTAAAACGCAAGCAGAGGGTGGTGAAATCGGTAACGCCTTAAAGTCTATCTTCGGTTCTATCCACTCTAAGAAAGCTATTAAAGCATTACAAGATTTTGGTATCGAAGTTTACAAGGTTGGTGAAAACGGAGAGCGGTCATTCCGTAAAGTAGACGATGTGTTGCTTGATTTAATGATTAAAGCACAAGGGTCTAAGGAATCCATGGAAGACTTGCTAAAGGCAATCTCTGGCGGTAAATGGCAATGGAATAAAGCCGATGCCATGTTGGACTTAAAAGAATACCTAGAAGCCTTACGATTGTCGTCTTCCGCTATGGGATTTACAAATGCACAAGTTGGTATGCAACTTGACACAATCCAAACCAAGATAAAACAAATTGCCGCACAATGGGAGAAAATGGTAACAACCAATGGTAATGTGTCTAAGACTATTAAAGCTGGACTAGACCTTGCTATGGGGTTCTTGCAACTATTGAACAAAATCCCATCTAGCACATTTGTTGTCCTTGGTGGTTTGATGGCTGTTTCTTACGCTACATCAAAACTAGGGATAACCTCAAAAACTGTACAAACTTCTATTTCTCTTGGATGGAATAAGTTGACCGCAGCCGTTGCAAGATATAACTTTGCCGTATCTGCCACAGGCTCTAAAACTGCTGGTATGAAAGCTGCGTTCGCTGGTGCTGGCGGTGCAATCAAAGGTATGGGTCGTGCGGTACAATCTGCAACTGCCTTTATGGGTGGTTGGATAGGTATTATCCTTACGCTTGGCACTTTGTTGGTCGATTTTGTAATGAATATGGATTCTGCATCCGATGCAATCAAAAAAGATATTCAAACACAAAACGAACTATTGCAAAGACAAGAAGAATACTATGGTCGATTGTCTGAATCTCAGAATGTCGTATCACAATATATTACCGCCCTTAGTGGTCTAAAAGAAAAGCTATTAGAGGTCGGTCAACAAACAGAAGAATATACACAAATCGAAGCCGAAATTAAAACCGCAAAAGACGGCTTAATTGAAATCCTTGGCGAAGAACAAACCGCATGGGTATTATCTGGCGACACCATTGAGGAACAAAACCGTAGAGCATCACAAGCGGTTGAAGAAAAGAAAAAAGAAGTTCGCCATCAAATCGCAATGACGAGAGCAGCCGTTGTTGAAGCATCTAAGAAACTAAGGGAAATGGCAAATGAAGACATTAAGTCAATCCAAAGTGAGGAAACTCCGTGGAAAAGACGGTTTGAAATCATTTATCATTTCTTAGATTTAATATCTGCGGTTCAAGATGCATGGAATAGACTCATGAGAACCATGAGTGAACAAGGGGCACAAGTTGCCGAAAGCACATATGCCAAAGCTGAACTTGACAGGTCAGATTTACAATCTCAATATGACTATGCAGTAGCACATGGCGAAACTGTATCTGCCTTTATTTTAAAACAACGACTTGACCTTGCACAAACACAAGCAGCCGATGCACGAGCAGAGATGTATCGTATTAAAGAAAATGCTGATTATTATAACAAACAAGTTGAGGAAACAAACTCAAAAGTCGTCATTGCAGCATCTAAAGAAGCCTTAGAGGGTCTTGGCGGTGGTGGAGGAAGTACACTACCAGCTATTACCGACAGTAACACTGGCGGTGGCACAACTGGAGATTACGCACGAGATGAACTCGGTGATGATAGCGGTGGCGGTAGTTCTAAAAAAGGTTCTAAGGGTTCTAAAGGTAAGACCGTAAAACCAGCAGATGTCGCACCTATTTTAGATGCGGCAAACGAACAACTTGGAAAGCCATATGAACTAGGGGCGGATGGCACATGGGCAACAGACTGTGGAAAACTATTCGCCGATGCAGTTCGTGAGTCATTTAACGTAGATATGCCACGATACGTTCCTGACATTATGGCTAAAGCAAGAGCAGCTGGTGCATGGCATGATGAGGGTGACGGCTATGTCGCACGTGCTGGCGATGCAGTTGTTGTTCTCGGAGATAATCATGTTATTATTGCAGATGGTAAAGGTGGATATACAGGAGCAAACTCTAGTACAGGCGTTATTGCAAAACCATCTATTACTGGAGATTTTGGTGCGATAACAGGCACAATTGATATGTCTAAAATGCTTGGATATGCAAGTGCTTCCGAATCAAAAAGACAAAACTCTTTAGCGAAAAAAGCAGAAACACGTAGAAAGAAAGCCGAAGAATTAACTGAAAAGTTAAACGCTAAAATGGAAGAAATGGAAGCCGCCATGATTCCGAAAGAGCAACAAGAGTTTACAAAAAGAACGGCTGAACTGCACAAGAAAATGACGGAACTTAATCGTCAACTGATTACTCTTGTCCAACTTGACCCAAAAGCAGATGTAAAAAAATATAAAGAAGTCATGGAAAAATACAATTCCATGATGGAACATCGTTTACAAGATGAACAACGTGATAAAAACTATGACGAAGCCACTCAAATGGCAAAAGACCGTCATGAGAGTGAAGACCTTGATATGGAAATCGCTGGTACATCTGAAAACTTTTGGACAAGAGATATTCGTAATGCACAACGCTTGGTTGAACTGTATATCATCAAGGTAAAACAATACAACGACATGGTTGCAGCCTTTAAGCGTGGTGACTCACAATATACCGAAGCAGACATCCGTAAGGCTGGTATTGAACTTAAGAAATTACAAGTACAAATTAACAAGACTGGTAATGACTTAAACAAAAACATCCGTCAACAAACTCATGATGTATTCCATTCGATGATATTCGAGGGCAAGAAGTTTAAGGACGTTTGGAAAGACCTGTGGCGACAACTTGCGGAAGACACATTGAAAATGTTGTTTAAAATCGAAGATGGCAACGGTGGTTTAATCCAAAATCTGTTAAGGAAAACAGATAAGAAATACCAAAAGGGTATTAATCCACTCCAAGGACTTGTCAAAAAAGGTGGCGATGGTAACATTGGTGGTGTTGACGAAACATTGAACCAACAACTATTGGCTACACAAGCGACACAAAATCTTGATAAAAACTTTGAAACATTTTTGGCTAATACGCAAAACGGTACTGCATGGAATCAAGCGACATTTACCGATGCCGTAATCTATGGCAATGTCAATGGTGACAAAAACAGTATTGATTTACCAGAGGGTAACAAAGATTCCAAAGATAATAAAACCGATGTATCTAAGTATATTAATGCTGGCATAAAACTTGGTGGCTTAGGTAACAATAAGTGGTTGGGTGCATTGGGTACTGTTGCTGGGTTTGCACGACAGTTCGGTTTATTGAAATTCGCAAGCGGTGGTGCAGTCAATAAAGACCAATTGGTTCGTGTCGGTGAGGGCGATAAAAAAGAATGGATTATTCCAACCAACGATAAGAAACGTGGATTACAACTGTTGAATCAAGCTGCACGTGACCTTGGGGTTGGTGAAACCAAAGGCATTGAACCTAATTGGAAAAATCCAAATACATCTACAGGGGCATTATCGGAACAAACCAAACGACAAGACCGAATGATGAATCAAATGGTCGCAAACACATCAGCTATGACTAAGGGGATGAACTATATGGCGAACAATGGTTCTACACATGAATCTATTGCACAACCTGTGTTTGTTAAACAAACGATTTCTGACCAAGACTTCTTGGCGAAGTACAACAAGTTGGTGGCACTTGGGAAAATGAAATAACACAACTTTTGTGTAATTTTTGACACTATATGTGAGGGGTGATAAACCCCTCGCATTATTACTATGGGAGGTCATATGGAAGACATTACAAAATACTTGGGTCTGAAATACGGCTTTAATCATAAAAAGAATCAATATCATTGTGTCGATGTTTGCCGTATGTGGTATAAAGACCACGGATACAAACATTGTTTTGACGATGGAAAGAAAGACCCAACATCATGCGAAGATTTTCACAAAAATCATCAACTAAGGGTGTTGCGGTATTTATTGAAACACTTCGATAAGGTTCGTGATATTGATAAATTGCAACATGGCGATGTGATTGTATTCAACGTAGATGGCGACTTACATACTGGCGTATATCTACAGAATGGACAAATACTTGCGATGCAAGTTCCATGTATTGAAAACGTATCACTATCTGCCGTATTCAAACGTAGCTATTGGCAACCATTGTTTTACTGTGGTTTCCATCAAGAACGCAGCGAAAGGAATTAACAATGGCGACATATCCAAAGTTTCCATTGCCGTATATATTCGAGGTTGAAAAAGGTCTAAAGTTTGCCACACAAGAAGTCACATTTGAATCTGGCAAGAAACAAGTGCGACAACTTGCGGTAACACCAAAGAGAACTTGGTCAATTTCTTTACGAGGAACAACAGACCAACAAAAGATATTTGAAGACTTTTGTGAATCCGTTGGTGGTAACACAAGACCATTCTTGTTTACCGATGAATATGGCAAGGAACAGTTATGCAGATTCGCAACCAACGAATTTAACATGAAAGTACTACGAGATTTTACAATTGAGAATGGTACTCATGGTAATGCCGTTGGATTTACTGCGAATGTACAAATCGAAAAATTATTATAGGGAGTATACATGATTAATTTACCTGTGGCGTTTCGAGAAGCACTAGAAAGTGGCTCGGTATTTGACATTGAGTTATACGAAGTTCACATACCGAATTTAACACTTTATTTATGCTCTTGCGATGTCAACATTCAATTCAATGGTCATACATACTTGGCATTGCCAATCAGACGTGGTGAGATTGATAAAACGGTAGATAATTCGATTGACTCTTGTGAGTTACAGATTTCTAATGCAACTGATAAATTTACTCAATTATTATTTAAGGGTATTCCATTCACAGGCAGTCGAGTGTATATCTACCGAATTTTATACCCAGATTCATTAACCAACGCAAACATGATTAAACCTGTGTTTATGGGGCGTGTTGATGCACCAGAATTAACAACAGATGGCATCTTCAAAGTAACGGTCACAACAGATGTTCCGAACGTGCGTGGCGGTCGTAGAACACAATATTCTTGTACATCTGTATTCGGTGATGAGTCATGTCAAGCACAAATCGAAACATTACAAACAACCGTTGATTCAATCACACAAGATGAACATGGTTTTCGTGTTGGTATCCGCAACCCAGCAGACCAAAAGACATTCACAAATGGTGTCTTAATTATTAGCGGTGAAGCACGTAAGATTGTTGACTTTAAAGATGCTGGTGCTGGTATTTACTTGGAATATCCATTATTGCAATCACCAGATATTCTAATTGGTCAACAAGCGACAATCCAATCTGGATGCGACAAGACACCAACGGATTGTAAACGACATGGCAATCAAAAACGATATGCTGGGTTCTTATCTGTACCATTTGAATTTACGGTACGGACTTAATTTTTACAGTGAAGCAAAGCGAACGAGGTATTAATATATGGGTAAAGGCGGTGGCAAGGGCGGTAAAGGTCGTGTAGCAAAATTCATTGGTCTTGCTGCTGGTATTGCCTTTGGTTTTGGTGGTGGTGCTTGGGGGTTCTTAAAAGCGGCATCTGTATTTAGTCGTGTAATGTACGGTTTATCCCTTGGTATGTCCATTGGTGGTTTATTCGATAAATCACCAAAGCAATCAACACCAGAATCAACATTCGACTCTAAGAATAACCAAGTAACATCCGAGGGTACAATCCCAATTGTCTATGGACAAACTAAAGTTGGTGGTCTACAGACATTCCATAAAATGGACGTTGGTGGTAAACGCTTGGACAAAGACGTGGTTCTTTGCGAGGGTAAAATCCATGACATCTTCGGTGTTACTGCCAATGGTTATCTAACAAGCGTACAACGCTTGAACGAAACAAAACAAACGAAAATACCTGTGTTTGGTATTCGTAATAATAAATATCCAGATGCGAAAATATCTGTTGAAACAGGCGTTGCGGAAAAACGTGGCTTTATGGGTCATAAACCAAACGCATCGCAACAATCAATCTATCAAGATAATGTAGACTATGGGTCATTTAACAAGTTCAAAAAGCTGAAATTGACTGCCAATGGTAAAACTGTATATATCTTCTTAACAGATGATAATACAACGATTGACCTACAGTACTCATTGGCTTGTAATACGTTTGGTAAAATCTATCAAATCATCTTGGGTGACACATACCTATCCGACTTACAAACCGATGGTTGGGAGTTGGTCAATCCAGTGATTTGTCAAAACTCTCCATCCTGTTTAGATACCTTTGGTGAATCTCCATGTTATAAACGAGATGTGTACTGTATGACGAACGGTAGTCAAGACGGTAGTAATTCTACGGTTTATACACACCTTGGTGGTAAAGACCAAGATGCTCCAGACCAATACTTAACAACAGGCGGTTATCCGAATATGGCATACGTTCATGCGGATTTACGCTATTCGGAAAAAATGGGTGCTGGCAATCCAACGGTGACTGCTATCGTGCAAGGTATGATTGTATACGATTGGCGTGATAAACAGTATAAATATTCTAAAAATCCTGTTGTATGTCTATATGACTACTTGACAAATAAAACATACGGTGCTGGTCGGTATGTTACATCAGATATTCTTGACATGGAATCGTTTACCGATGTGGCAAACTATTGTGACGAAGAAATCACATACAATGACCCATACGGTGTCACAAAAACAGAACCAAGGTATCAGCTTGATATATGCTTGAACGAAACCAAAACACATCAAGAAAACATTCAATCAATCTTGAACTCATTCCTTGGGTTCATTGTGTTTTCAAACAATTCAATCAAACTACGGTGTGAACGATTAGAACAACCTGTGTATGCGTTCAATGATGATAACATCGTGGAAGAAACCCTCAGTTATAAATCCGCATCTATTGACCAAAGTCCGAACAAGTTTAATTTAACGTACGTAGAACCAGCATTGGATTATACGGCGGTTAAATTAATCGTTGAAGATGCCACAAATCAACTACCTCCGCCAATCGGCATTGGTAGACCTGTGGAACAAGATATTGATTTCAAGGGTGTTCGCAGACAAACTCAATGTTTGCGACTTGGGAAGATTGCACGAGATATTATTCGTTTGTGTCCGATTACGGTAACATTCAAAACAGGTCTTATGGCTTCTCACTTGGAAGCTGGCGATATTGTAACAATCTCCAAAACATACATTGATGAAGACGGTGTTAAACAAGAGTTATTCACCAACCAACAAGCACGTATCACCGAAATAAAAGAAGAAGACGGTACATTTGAAATTACCGCACGACAATACAATCCATCTATCTATGATGATACATTCGGTGCATCTTTAAAGGTATTCGGTACAGTTGGTAACGACAAACCAATCAGATTAACACCAGCAACTGTTAAACCTGTTGAGAACATTCAATTCAATCAAATCTACCGTGGTAAAGTCGATGGCTTACCAACGTATGACATCGTGTTGTCCTTTGATGAACCAGACGACATAGAGTTCCGTTCTGCATCGGTTTACATTCAAACCGTACACAATGGTATGGCTGGTGAATGGAAGAACTATGGTGAATCCAAAGGTATCACAACTATTATGGGTCTTAAACGTGGCGACACAATCAACGCACGTATTATACCAAACGATTCCAAAGGTATTGAACATGAGGAATCCATGTCTGCTCCATCGTATACTGTGGTTTCCAAGTTTGGTGCACCAGAGATGCCACAGAACTTACGACTTAAGGTTACAGACGAAGCACGTATCACATGGGATATAATCAAGAATACCGATATAGACCATTATGAAATTTCAACCACTGGGTTCTTTAACAATGGTGCAGTTGTATCAGTTGACAATGAAGCACCGATTACATTAACAATGCGTACTGGCAAGATTTATGTCCGTGGTGTAAACATTGATAATGTCGCTGGTCCAGCGAATTTTGTAACATACGATTATCCAGAATTAAATGTTCCTCAATTAAATTACATCAAATCACAATCTGGTGCGTTCCAAGTTGTTCTAAGGGATACACCAAAGACAAGTCCACCGATATTAAAAACCGTCTTTAGAGTCAACGATAAAGACTTTAGAACCGATACCAATGTGTTTACATATGTTGACGACCCAGCGGTATACAATGTGTCTTATGCATATGAAGATTACTTTGGTACTGGTGCGTTTTCTAATGGTCAGAGTGCGGTGATTAAACAGAATATCAATCAAGATTTAATCAATCGTGCAACCGCAGCAATCCAAAGTGTTGAACAGATGCAAGCAAACATTGACACTATCAATACACGGATTCAAAATGCGGTCACAGAACAAATCCAAAATTCAATCGGTGGTGCAAAATTAGAAATCACCAAAGCAGCCGAAGCCATGAAACAACAAATCACGGATGCACAACACCATATGGAATCCACGATTACACAAACGGCAAACGCTTTGGATGCAAAAATTAAAGACATTGACAACACAGTACAATCACGAGTAACACAGCTTGCAAGTACGATTGAGTCTTCTATTAAGTCTTTATCTGGTGATGAAATTCTAAGTAGAATCAATCAATCAAGCGGTGGTACTCAAATTGACGGTAAATTGTTACACGTTACATCTGATTCCGTATTCGACAAAGGCGTTGTAGCGAAGAATATCGAAGCTGGCACAATCAGTACTGACAAACTCATGAGTTCTATTCTTGACTTGCAAGAATCTGGTATGCAAATCAAGGGCGGTGGCGTTCGTATTGATGCCAGCGGTATCCGCATGAGTAATGAAAACGGTTCATTTACTGCATTAACCAAAGATGGCATCAAGTGGTATGACTCTAAAGGTGTTGCCTATAGTGCTATTCAACAAATGGTCTTTGGGATTGCAAACGATGGCGACCATATCGACTTGAATTGGGATTCAGAACCAATGGTGTTCGTTGTTCCCCAAAAGATGAACTTGGGTCAAAATATGAGTGCAGCTGACAATTATCTGCAAGGAACAATGGAAACCAAGGCAGTCAATGTGTCTAAAAAAGGCTTTGACATTCACGCACGTATCACCCAATATTGCAACGGTGAGATGTACTATGGGGGTAGACCTTGGGGGAGAACAAATCTTGATAACTTTGCACCATCAAGATACTCAACAGGCACACTTACTAATCGAGTTTACATCTATAGTGAAGCCGATACGTATGTTTCCATAGAGATACCAGAAGTTGGTGTTGACGTATGGACATCCCTAGGAAAACAATACGATAGCGTAAATGTCGAGGGTGCTGGATGGGAAAATCCACCAGAGAACTCCAAAAAGTGGTTATCACCAATGGCATCTGGCAAAGGCAAAACTGTTTTTACTGGAAGTGGTAGTGGTTCTACTTATAGTGGTCATTATGAGTTTCAACAATACAAACAATGGATGATTGACTATGAGAAGATACCAAGAAAAATCATCGCAATTCGTTTACGCAAGGGTCAAAACGTAATCGCTTGTTCAATTCCATCGTTTGCTATTACGCCAAGCAATCCTTGGTTTAAAATTGCGAACATACCATCGCTCCCAGAGGGAACATACTTTGGTATTCGTTCTCCAGAGCCTGTACAATGGTTTGCCGTGAATGTGCCAAAAGAAAACTATTTTGTTGCATCACACGCAAACTATAAGACAACTAAGTTTACTGGTCGTGGAACATATACGTTTACACCGACTGGCAAACGATTTAAGATTACCATGATTGGTGCATCGGTTGCATCTAAGGGAGAAAGACCACAATCTTCTGAAACACGAATCGTTGGTAATGGCATTGATTATAAAACATCTGGTTACGCAACCAATTTATCACTCAATAATCAACAACCGTATAAACAATCGTTCCATTCTGTGCATGAATCGTCAAAACATAACGAAAAAGGTTCTCTATACTTTATGGCTAATGCTTTCAAGGTCGGTACAGATTCCGTATCTACTTGGGGTGGCGATGGATTATCCATGCCTTGTTATGTCTTGGCTGGCAACAACGTGTCATTCTTTAATGCAAACTTTACCAATAGACGTAATCTACAAAACAATCCAACAGAGTTCTTACGTTTCCCAGACGGCAACTACCAAGGACGTGGCGATGTAAATGACGACACGAAAAACCTTGGTGTGTTTGGTGAACTCGTTGGTTGTCCATTGTTTACATTCACTGGTGGCGGTGGTGGTAATCCCGGCGGTTACGCTCGTGATATGTGGTGGAACATTGAATGGCAGATGGGGTTATCCAAAGCGGTCACATATAATGTCAACGTACCAACAGGTGTATCAAATTACACGATTACCATTGGTGCTTGTCCAGATGTTACCGTTGGTAAAGAAATCCATTTCCCATCTGGACCGTATGGTGACGATGGTGGCTATATTAGAATCACAAACACACAACCATTTGACGGTGCAGTATTTATTACGGAGGAATTGTAATGTATTATAACGTATCGTTCATGGGGCAAGACCCCATGAATTTTTATGTTTCCGCTATAGAAACAGACGAAACCGTATCATACGAAACATACCAATTGTATATGTCTGGCAATTACATCAAGGGTAACGACGGAGAACCAAAACCAAAAGAACAAACAAATGTTCAATCAACCTCTGGTGCAACAGATGCGGTCATTCAAGAAGATACAACGCCTGTATTGCCAGATTTACCAAACCTTGACCCATACGTTGCGTTAAACAATAAAATCAAAAAGTTGCGTAAACAGATGGAAGACACACAAACATCAACCGATAACATTTATCGTGTAGCACATGGAGATTTCATTCCAATTCCAAGTGGTAAAAACCCAAGTGATTTTGTGTATGAAATCTTAAGCGTTCAAGTATCTGGTGATACATTTAATTCTCCAAATGTTGGTATGATTATACAACCTCCAGAACATCCGTTCTACCGAGATGCCAATATCACAATCGGCATTGTAAACACAAATCAGTCATATGTTTCAAACAACGTAACAGACCCAACAAAACATATCACAGGTTGGTTGACCGTTAAAGTCAACGAGAAAACAAATGTTCCGCAAGATACGGATGGTCAACCACTTGTGCCAATACAACCATCTCTATAGAAAGGAGGTATACCAATGAAAGATTGGATTCGTGTTGAAGACGAGATTATGCACGTTGGAGCAGATTGGAATCGGTTGTATTCCGTTGATGAATCAATTGATTTAACCGATGCAACTGCCGTGTGTAAAATCCGTGATTTGAAAGATAATGTTTTACTACAGGCAACGTGTACTGTGTATGAACACGGCGTAGTCGTATGGTTTCCATATGAAGATACATTAACACTTAATCGTCAAATCAAGAGGGGCAAATACGATGTTTTCATTCAAAAAGATTCTAAATCGTGGAAACTTGTCATGGGTGAAATCGAAATTATCCACGACATTTCCATGCATTAATTTTAAACCAAAGGAGCATACAATCATGCCAAACGAAGAAGCAATCCAAAAAATGTCTATTGTTGACCCAATTCAAGTCAACGTCAACATTCCAAACTTTGAGGGAAAACCCGGGAGAGATGGTACAGATGGTCGAGATGGTGACGATGCATACCGTATTGCCGTCCGTAACGGTTTCTTGGGTACAGAAAAAGAATGGTTACTAACACTAAAGGGTCAAGATGGTAAATCCGCATCTGCACCTACGGCACGACAAACGTTGTTACAAAACAATGTATGGTGCGAAGATGATACCGTGGATTCCGTGTTTACTGCCATTATTGGCAACTGGGGAAAACCATTGCCACGTACAGATTATCGACCAATAGCTTTACAGTCCACAGTATTGGTTGGTTCACCAAATATAACATTTAGTGGCGAGCCTCATTTCAAAGTAAAGATTGACAATAAAACCGTTGAATTTAACTCTACTGGACTTGCTGATGTGACTGTTTCAAGTTCTAATACTGGTGATTCCTATGTGGCACAATACTTTGGATATATTGACAATCATCTCTCGGATATTAATGTTGCTTTTGGCAATTTAAGTTCTATATTCAGTAAAGGCTCTCTAGTTGAAACAACAGAACTTAGTGTAAGTTCAGATAGTCCAGTTAGAGTTTCAATTTATGATAACAAGGTTGTCGAGTTAGTTCATACAGGTAGCAACCTTGATTTGCAACCAACACTAGATGCGAATAAAATCAAAACAATCAAAGATTATGTGTTAACAAAAATTAGCGACATAGACACATTAATCATTGACGATGTACTTACTAGCCAAATGTGGATACCTTTTGCTGCATCCGCTCTTAATGAAATTGCACGAGGTATTGGACATGGCGTAAATCTTAAGATTGATTTATCTTATTATAAAGAGCAAGGATATGCACGTGATGAAGAAAGAATATTCACCTCTGTAGAAACAAGCAATAGATACTCTGCTCCTTATATTGGTAAAGCATTGCAAATTGGTACATCAAATGTAATGATTTTTAAACCTACAGGCTTTAATATCATCTACCGATTTACTCCAAATACAATCCTTGAATCTCAAGACTCTCTATAAAAAACACAAGGGGATACAAACCAATGTATCCCCAATATTTTCACAAAATCTCTTATAGAAAGGACATCAATGGAAATACTAACAATGGTATCTCTCATATGTGGTATCTTGGCATCTGTTGGGGCAATCATAGGGGTTATCTTCAAGTTTGTAATCATTAACCCTTTAAAGGTGTCAATCGACAATCTAACTAAAGTTGTTGAAACCATATTGAAAGATATAGAAACAGGTCGAGTAGACCGATACAATCAAGCCATACGTTTAACATCTATAGAATCAGATGTTCGACACTTGGATTCTCGCATGGAGTCCATTGAGGAATCCTTGAAAGGGCGGTGATACCAATGAATAACATTATTGATTCAATCAAGGGTTATTACACCAAAGTACGAACCGCCCATATTAACATCAAATCACTACAGTTTGTAAAGTTTGTGATTACAACCTCGTTCATCCCAATATTTATGTACTTGGGTGTTTGGTTGTACGCAATCTATGCAATGCACGTTGGTTTAAACGTAACAATTCTGGTTTCTCTATTGTCGGAATTACGATTATTCGTATCCGTAATCTTCTCAACACAGACTGTTGCTGGCGTACTTGCGTATGGCGTGGCTTTAATTGATTCAGATGGCAATGGAGAATCCGATGAATTAGATGCTAAAGCACACGCACAATCCACTTCTAGTATTAACACCACAGGAGATACAAAATGAGAACCATCGAAAAAGACGAACTAATGAGTATGGCTACAAGTGCAAGGGGTTATATCGACCATATATACTTGCATTGGTCTGCTGGTCACTACAACCAAAGCCATACCGATAAATACCACATTTGTATTGACAAAGACGGTAAAATGTATACCGATGTTGATTTACTAACGGAATACCGTGACCATACGTATATGCGAAACAGTCGTGCCATCGGTATCACTTTGAACGGTTGCTGGGATGCCATCAATCCGACAAACATGGGTACAGAACCACCGACTGAACAACAAATTTACGCCCTCAGCTGGCTGGTAGCATTATTGTGTATTCAAATCGGTATTCCATTGGACATCCAACACGTAATGACTCATGCGGAAGCCGCAGATAATAAAGATGGTATGGACTTGTGTTACAACGACCCAACGCCATACCCAAACAATACTTACGGTCCAGATTCCACGTGTGAACGATGGGATTTATGGGTTTTACACGAGAATGACCAACCGTGGTCTGGTGGCGACAACATTCGTGGTAACGCACGATACATCGCACATAATGAATGGGGTATTGACATATGATGCATTACAAAGTTGCAAAACCACCATTAATGAAAACGATTGGTACTGTGTTTGCGGTATGTTTAATTGGTTTGTTCGTGTGTGTATATCTACTGTTTAGCGGTATACACGCACATGAACAACAATTGCGACAAACCGAAATTGAATTGCATAAAACACAATTGGAACTACAGGTGACACGACATGAGCGTTCAATGTTACAAAACAAAGTAAACGTGTTGGAGAACATTGAATACGAACGTGGAACAATTGTTAAACCATAACGGAGAAACAATGAATGAACAAATTAAAACATATATTCGGTCAAATCCAAAGTATTCGATTTGGATTGCTATTGGGGTTCTTATGTTTATTGCCATTGGGTTATTCTTATGGACAAGCTCCTCTAGTAACATTGACACAACACCAATACAAAACGCTACAAGAGAACTTGACAACTCTAAACAGTACAATCGACAATCAATTGAGTACAATCAACGAATTGGAAATGCAGTTACAAGCAGCCAAGTTATCAACGAGCGAATCGAACAAACAATTGATGGAAGCATCAACGCTAATCGTAGAACAACGGAAGCAATTGACCGAAGCACAGAACTTGTTAAAGCAGCAAGAACAGACGCTGCAAACGCAAAGAATCTCATTAGAGAAAGCCGAAATATACTTAACGCAGCAAAAAGAGATAATCAAGAAAGCACAACGGAGTCAACAACGAGCCAAACTCATTAATGTGTTATTGGGTGCAACGGTTGTATATCTTGCGGTTAAATGATTGGATGGTGGTCTAATTATCTCTACAGTATACAGTAGCGGATGTATACAAATTCTCTGATATAAAACAAATGGGGATATACCTTAGTTGGTATATCCCCATTTTTTTGCGTTTATACGGTTATTTCTTTAATTCCAATGGTTTCATCTTGGTGATACAATCGCCACGTAATTGGATGTAATACCCAACACCAGCTTTCATTTCAACCAAGTATGAAGACCACATAACATACTTGTTCCCCAGATGGTCAAACACATATGCCATTGGTTTACCAGTCTTGGTTGTTCTTTGTTTGAAATCAGAAACGATAATCGCCTTGACATCACGACCGTTTGCCAATTCTGTGTTATATTCCATTAATGGGTTCTCAAAAGAACACCCAAGGTATTTATACCTGAGCGAAGCTAGAGGGGTCTTAGCGGTCAAATCTGGCGATTCTAGGAGGGTTATGGAGTCATACTTAGATGTCCATTCTTGGATTTTCTTTTGTATGTTTGCTAATTTCTTTTCCATGGATTGTAATTGCTTTGGTGTTGCCGTTGGTGATTCTGTTTGTATCAACTGTTGGTGGTCACGCAATTTATGATTCCATTCGTCAATCTTATTTTGTGCGTTCTTGCGGTCACTATCGAATGACTTATACTTGGGAATTAATGCCATGAGTTCATTTGTTTCCCCCAAGAAGTCTAATGCACCACTACCAACTAAACCCTCTAGTTGCAACTTAGTGTATTTACTAAAGATGGCATCTATTGTATACTCTTGTGGTTTCTCAATCTTGTTGATGCCTTTGATGTACGCAAGACCTACACGAATGGCATTACCATCGACTGACCACTGGCGGTCACTATGGCGTAAATCTGGTGGTAATATCTCGATTCCCTTGCGTTTAATCTCTTGGATATACGGCAAGATTTTCTCTTGGTTGCCATCTTCGGAGTTGATGGTTGCAACATAAAATTCCAACGGATAATGGGTCTTTAAGTATGCCGTTATGTATGCCATGTAGCCGTATGATTGACTGTGAGCCTTGTTAAATCCATAACTTGCCGCTGCAATAATCATATCCAAGATTTGTTTCGCCACATCTTTATCTGTTCCGTTCGCAACCGCACGGTCAACAAATTCTGCCGTAATCTCTTGCATTAAATCGTGGTCTTTTTTACCAACCGCACGTCTTACGGTATCGGCTTCCGCCATTGAATACCCAGCGATAATCTGACATACACGCATGATTTGTTCTTGGAATACCATAATCCCATATGTTTCACCCAATGGTTCTTCTAATCGTTCATCCAAGTATTCAAACGGTTTGCCTTGTCTGCGTTCGATATACTCATCCAACATACCTGTTAAAATACACGCTGGTCGGTACAATGCTACTACGGCGATTAAATCAACAAAATTCTTTGGTGCAATACTTTTGAGAGTTCTAATCATTCCCGGTGATTTCATTTGAAACACACCAAGCGTGTCACCCTTACATAACAAATCCAACGTAGGCTTATCATCCCAAGGTAATTTTGCTAAGTCAAGACTATCTTTGACACCAGCCATCGTTACACAATCATTGATTACATCCAAGGTTCTAAGACCAAGAATATCCTCTTTTAGAAAACCCATTGATTCTAAATGTTTAAAGTTTGTAGATGCCACAAATGTTTCTTCTTTTGTTTTAGAATCTTTTTGCATTTCTAAAGAACAATACTTGGTAATATCTTGGTTTGACACAATGACTGCCGATGCATGTTTCCCAAAGCCAGTCATGATACCAACCAGTTTCTTAGCGAGTTCAAATAGCTCTGGATGCTTACCATCGTTTACATGGTCTAACTTAGCATACTCTAGGTCGTTATCGTGATAATCTTCATCATCATCAAATGAAACATCCTTAATTTTCTTTGAGTATGCATCTGCAATGGTATGGTCTACACCTAGACATCGTGCGGCTTCTTTTAAAGCACCAGATGCTTTCATGTATGAAAATGTACGACATTGGTATACATATTTATATTTTTCTTCAAGATATTGAATGACTTCTCCACGTCTTACCTTAGAACAATCGTTGTCAACGTCTGGGGGTGATACACGATTTGGGTTTGCAAACCGTTCAAAGTACAGATTGTTCGTAATAGCATCCAAAGATGTAATATCGAGTAAATATGCACATTCGCATCCTCCGACCGAACCACGCCCATGACCAACTGGGATGTCACGCTTACGACAAGCATCGAGAATATCTTTGGTTATCAACAGATAATCCATATACCCAACTTGTTCCAGAATATTAATCTCGTGTGGAACACGTTCGTCAACACGTTTTTTAAACTCTGGTGTGACCTTGCCGATAATCTTTTGTTTATATCCGTCACGCAAAGCCTGTAAAAACACAGGTTTTACATCCCCATCTTTAACATACTTTGGGTATACATCAAGGTCAAAATCAACCTGTGCGTTACATTTGTCAAAAATAACATTGGTATTCTTAACCATCGTTTCAACCATATCAATACCGAATTGCGGATACAGACGGTCAAACACTTGTGCTTTCGATTGGATAAAGAAGTCGTTTGAACCATAATATTGGTCTTCATCATCATCTTGTGAACGACCACGGAACGCTTTATGTAAAGCATAGTCTTCCTCATGAACATAATGGCTATCGCAAGCTGCAATCAATGGTACATCATATTTTGCACCCATTTCTGCAACCATTGCATTAAAACGCTTTTGGTCTTCATGTTGATACGTATGGATTTCAAAATACAAGTCGTCACCGAAGATGTCTTTGAACTGCGGAATTAAAGACTCACGGTTATCACCTTTTAGCCATCCACCCATGCAAGCAGATGTACAGATTAAACCCTCGGAGTACTGCTTGATTATATCAAGGTCAATTCTTGACTTGTAATAATAATGTCGATGTGCTTCCGTTGTCAATCTAAACAGGTTTTCAAGACCAACTTGATTCTTCGCAAGAAACAATATATGTGAATACGATTTATCTTTGATGGTCACATCATACGTATAGTACAACTCTGACCCCATCAACAGTTTCAAATTCGTGTTGTGTTTCTTGTTATATTTCTGTAGATGCACATATGTGTCAATCAATCCAGAGCAACCGTTATGGTCTGTCAATGCAAAACCACGTTGCCCCAATTCGTGTACACGCTGGATGATGCCATCTACGGAACTGATTGCATCTTTCATCCCATAGTTTGAAAACTGTGAGTGTAGATGCGTATGAATAAAGTTATCCGCCATATTTTACCTCCGATGAAAATTCTTAAATTCACTATTGACAGTATACCACAACTTGTGCGATAATACAAGTGCGGAAAGTTTTACCGCAAAAGTATTTTTCCACAGAAAAGGAACAAAAGAATATGGCAAAAGAAAAACCACTTGACAAGATTACTGATGTAATGACACCTGTTGGTGAATCTGTGTTTGTGAAAATCAATGGGGTTATTGACGACTTCGCTGGTGGTCGCAAGTATACGGTAACGATGCACTTGGACGATGCAGATGCAGAAGCCTTGAAAGAAAAGTTGGTTAAAATCTGGGAGTCTTCCAACACTTGCAAACAACGTGAAGAAAACGGTAAAGAAACAGACCGTCCAACATTCACTTTGACCAAGAAAAAAGACTATGGATACCAATTAAAGGCATCTACGCAAGTAGAGTTCACCGACAAAAATGGTGACACACGTGAGAATGTGGTACGTTTGGTTGACGGTGATAAAAAACCAATGGATGAAAAGACTGCTATCTGGAGTGGCTCTAAGATTGCCCTTTGGATTGGTGTACGTCCATACGAAACTGCTATGATGTACGGTGTATCTCTCAAACTCAAAGGCATTCAAGTCATTGACCTTGTGACTGGTGGTGCTGGTGGTGATTTCGGTGGCTCTGCATCCGATGATGTTGGCTCTTATGGTTCTTCCATGAGTGACACATTTGACACTTCCGAAGACATCCCATTCTAACAAAAGAATTACCTTGGTCTACAACAGAATATTGAGAACTAAAATCAACCCAAGTCAAATACGGCTTGGGTCTTTTGGCGTTCAATCAATGGTTGCATATTCTACACAAAACATACGATTAAAATTCATAAAAATACATAAGAAAATCACTTGACAAAATTAGACTTTTGTGATACCCTATCAAACCTAAGTTTAAAACATAAGAAAATACTATAGTTTACCCTCCTATGTGAAAACAAAAGTTTCATACAAGGGTTTTCTCTCTTATGTTTTTCACCTAGGTTTAAAACTTATGTCCATACCTAAGGTATGCTCCTAGGGTTAAAAACATAAGTGAATACTTGTTTGGTTATCTTTTGTATTCTTCACTTACGTTCAGAAATACAAAAGATAACACGAAACTGGAGAAAACGGCAAAGCCGTAACCGCCCTTGGCGGTTGTTACAGGTCAGATAATAATTTGTGTTGACTTGTCCATTTACGTATGGTACAATGTATGTGTATCAAGTCGGAAAGAAATGAAAGGAGGTCATACAATGACTGCACAAAACTTTATCGACAAGGACTTTAAGAAGAAAGCATGGACACTTGCTATGATGTACTTCAAGAAATGTACAACCAATGGTGCGTTCCATAACGGCAAACCGTCTTCGGAATTTTTTAAAGTCCGTTCGTTCTTCATGCAGATTGACGAAAACTCAATGTTGAAACTGTACAAGTACATGGATACACTAGAGAAAACAGAAATGTCACTTACCGATGTGTTCATTGCAGCAAACGCACTTAATTCACAACAGTTCGCAAAGAAGAATACGAATACGGTTGTTCGTGAACGACAAGCCTTTGATTTAGAGAAGTGGTTTGACGATAATGCGTAAAGTCAAACAACTTGGATTTTTGGTCGTGAACAAACAACAACCAAAACCAAAACGATACATCAGACGATTAACCGTCAACGGTCTAATCAGACGAAAGAAACTTTTTAGATTTTGGTATACCTTGAATTGCACGAAAGAAGAAGATATTTTGACTGCATTAAAAGAACCAAAAGCAGTTGTTATCTTTGATGCGTTTGCCGTTGGTTCTCTCATTAGACTAACCTTGAATGGGCGTGTCGAGTCACATACGCTAAATTCTGACAACTGTACATTCGGTTGGTACAAGCGATGCATTACAACGTATTTGTTCATTGTTGACCATAATAGGAATCGCACATTTGTATTTGGTCACAAAAAACGTAAGATTACCACAGAACGAGAATTATGGGAATCAAGCGATATAAATTATTGGGGGGCATAACATGGATTCATTTATTCGACTACAACTGACAACGGCAACGATTGTCAGACATAATCTAATACATCTGTTGGAGTTTATACGGATAAACCATATCAGTTCAATTCAGAAAACGGAAGATGGCTGGCTGGTATTGGAAAACGATAAAAACGCATGGACACGTAGGGCAACTGATTATACGTTCATTGGTATTAATGATGTTCTTCCAGATGGTGTTATATCGGTTGAAAACTTTTACCAAAATAGATATGAGTTCTTAGACAAGATATTTACAGTCAACGAAGATATATCCCAAGCGATATACACTTTGTATGATGCTTTAATCAAGCTGGCGAATATCTACCAAGAGCCATACAATCCAAAGGATACATTGTTCTTGTATGACCATGCATCCATCTATAGTCTTGACAATAGCGGAGAACAACACTTTGTTACACACATTGAGAATGTACCAAAATACATTCCATTCAAACAAGTGTGTCAAGACAAAGATATTATCTCGGTAAGAACGGCAGTCAGTCAACTGTATGATTTGAAATGTTGTATTGACCCATCTATTGACTATGAGATGCAACAACAGTTAAGAACACTACAGGAGGAATACCCAGATGAATACAATTTCAACCTTAAAGTACAAGATTGACTTACAGGAGTTAGTCGAGGAATATACCACATTATCACGAAACGGTGGTAAAATTCCAAGGGGTACTTGTCCAATATGTCACGGTGACAATCCAACAGAGTTTTGTATACTTGGTGACAGATACTACTGTCATAAATGTGGTTCATCTGGTGATGCAATCGGTTTTTATTCCGAAGTAGAGGGTTTACCGTTCTATCAAGCGGTGGAAGCCTTGGCAGAAAAATATGAGGTATCAACAGACGACCCTGTGTATCAAAAACAGAAAAGCATCGTTGGTCAGAATACGAAAGTTGCTATCAAGTATCATAAAGCCGTTGATGCCGTTCGTGAATACATGAATGTCAAGCGAGGTATTAACGATGATACGTTGGAAGATTTTCTGATTGGTTATGACAAGGGTGGTTTCTTGGGTGTACAATCGTCTGGTATCGTGATTCCAATTCAAGATGCCTATGGTCGTATTGTTGGGTTTTCCAAGAGAAGATTGGAAGAAACCAATGAACCAAAATACAAGAATACCAAAGAAGACGATGTGTTTGTCAAACGACAACTGTTGTTTAATTACCATCGTGCGGTTAAAATGCTGCATCCGAATGGTGTGCTTCATGTTGCCGAGGGGTATCTTGATGTCATGTCTGCACACCAACAGGGTATTCCATGCGTTGGGTATCTTGGTGGACGATTGACAAAAGACCAGATTGGTTTACTCTGGGAGTTACAAAAGCGATACAACGGAGATATTACGTTTGCATTGGCGGTTGATAATCCAGAGTGTGATGCGACTGGTCGTAAAGCATTGTTAAAAACAAGGGAAGACATTAATAAATACGCACCAGATTTAAACGTGCGTGTGGTCAAGTATCCGAAAAATGATGAGTAAATACGACAATTTACCAAAGCATATTGGTGTCAGAAAACAAATGTGGATTGATGCGAAATGTATGTATTGCGAGCCACCGTATAATTACGAGTGTAAATTATGCTTGCGTTGTTGTGTCAATCGCAAAGGTAAAGTCAGAAATCGTTGTGGTTTTAAGAAAGCTGGGTAAACAATGGGATATGCACTATTAGATGGCACTTGTGTGTCTTCAATGATTAACAAAGAATATACTGTGAATGGTTATCGGTTTATCACTCAATTTGATAATGGGTGGATTTCCATTCGTTTTTTAGACGATGTTCCAACCAATTGTATCAACCAATTCAGTAACATTGGTGCGTTCAATGAATACATCGAGTATTTAAAACGTAAGCCACATCATGATGATTACGTAGCACGAACAACGGAGGAAAACAATGGATAAAATAACATCAGATATATTGTTTTATATCAATCAAATGTTTAACTTTGTAGAGCCAATTAATAATCCAACAGAATTAACCATTGGTGATACGTTGTATAATATCCATGTTTACGCTGGGTATAAAATCACGGTAGATAATACGGTAACACATACGTCTACCGATTTTAAAGACTTTATGTCGTTCCATGATTTCATGATGGGGGTCTTATAGATGAAAACATTATATATGGTTAAATACGGTTGTGGTCAATGGGAAGATTACCATGAAGATATTGAATGTATGTATGAAACATTTGAAGATGCCAAACATAAATGTCTACAGTTGCAATCTGAAATCGACAAACGATTACAAGATAATCAACATTGGTATGATACATTGAATAAACTGGATAATGAAGACATCGAAAGTGTTTATAATGAAATTGTTGGACAGACAACCTTTGTTGTTGCATTTTTTGAATTTGTTGATTCACCCAAGGATTTCCCAGAAATCTTAGGTTTGTTTGACAAAGATATGCAAGATAAGTTTCTATTGTATGCCGAAGCCGAAGAATACGTCAATTCAATCAGTATTTTTGATAACGAATGGGATAATCCACATTACTTTATGTCTATATACGAATGGTCAGACGATGGTTCGATGAAATGGGTTGATACCTTTGGTTCTGAAAAATTGGAGAATATGTCATGCTTCAAACAGAATTAATCACACGAGTGATGTTGTTTGACCAAGTAAATCAATGCCAAGGATTTTGCTGGGATACAAAACGTAAGCAGTTTATCTTGGCTACTATATCTGGTGATAATAAAACCCAAGATATTTTCCGTATTAGCTACGATGGCTCAATCACTATCAACTATCACTTTAACGATAGACCACGCCTTGGTCACATGAACACGTTGACATATCGGCGTGATACCGATGTGATATATACCACAAATGCAACAATAGATGGCTTCTTGTTGACGGCTTTGGATGCAAAATACCTATCAGTCAAAGAAGAAATAAAAATGCCATACAAGGTCTTTAACGTGGCGTATGACCCATTCACGCACAAGTTTGTATCCATTAGACCATACAAGAAAAATATTCGTTTAATTCAAGAATATAAATGCGTGGCAAACGACAATAAACCGCAGTTCGTTCGTGAATATGAACTTGATTGTGAAAACGAAGATATTAATAATAATGGTGCTTTTGTGTTTTTAGATAATATTATTTTTACAACCTTGACACATCTCGTAATCTATGATACATTTAATAATGTAAAGACGATGGTTGAACTGCCAAAGAACTTCGAGGTAGAAGACATTGATATTGTCGATGGTCAGTTATACTGTAGTGTATACAGACCAAAAGGTATCGTTGAAATCCATCGTATTTTGGGATTAGATTCCCAATTGACAAAAAATGTTCGTCCTATTGGGTTTTAAATCCCAGTTTTTTTAACACGGAGGTAGAAAATTATGAAAGTGGTATCTTACGAAGATTTATTTGGTTCAAATAATATTATCGCTTATTGCGAAGACCTAGCCATTGAAAAAGACGGCAAAAAGTACTTTTCTGTAGAGGTACTAAAGACAACATATTTTGAGTATTTAGACAGATGGGTACAGGAGGTAGAGTTTGAATGAACGTATTAATCGCTTGCGAGGAATCACAAACAGTATGTAAAGCGTTTAGACAACTTGGGTTTAATGCCTATAGTTGTGACATTGTGGAGTGTTCTGGAGAACATCCAGAGTGGCATTTCAAAGAAGACATCTTTGACGTAATCAAACGCAAAGGAGGTGTCACCCAAAGTGGCAATCTTGTGTTTGTTGACAAATGGGATTTAATGATTGCACATCCACCATGTACGTTTTTATCATCCAGTGGTGCAAAATGGTATTATCACCCAGACGATAAGGATTTACCAATTGAACAACGTAGACCGCATCCACGGTTTCCACATCGGAAACAAGACCAAGATGCAGCCGTTGATTTCTTCTTGGCGTTATACAATACGAACATTCCGTATATTGCCATTGAAAATCCTGTTGGTGTCATGTCAACACGTTTTCGTAAACCAGACCAGATTGTACAACCGTATATGTTTGGTAACGCAGCACGTAAGACCACTTGTTTGTGGCTTAAGGGTCTACCACTTTTAGAACCAACGAAACTTGTTTCGGAGGGCGAATCCATCGTATTCCGTAGTGGTAAAAAAATGCCAAAGTGGTACTGCGATGCGTTGACAAATGCGAAAACCGATGCAGAACGCAGAAAACTACGGTCTAAAACATTTGATGGCATCGCACAAGCAATGGCATCTCAATGGGGAACATTTGTTAAACACGAAATGGAGAAACGTAATGATTGATTTCTTGGAAAAACATTATATCTTTTTCACACGATTTGTTTGGATTGTAACCTATATCGTTCTATTAGGTGTGCTTGATTTTTACAACGTATATAAAATCAACGATGTACCGACATTCATCTGTTTTATCTTCGGTATCTATTGGCTTGCCAAGATATTGACTGCTATGATTGTCATTGGTGTTGCAGCCTTGTTACAAATCAATGTTGACATCGAATTAAAATCATCGTTTACAATCAACAATAAATACATTTTTTAGATTTAGTGTAGCGAAGCGAAACGAGGAAAAATTATGAAATACAGAAACGGAAATGCGGTTGTCACCTTGGATTTACGAGATGGCACACGCATTATTGAATACCCAGACAACGAACCATTGACACTAGAAACGCCACTCAATATTGATATTCGTGTATCTACACAATGTCCATATGGCTATAATATGGAAACGCAGAAATCCACTTGTGCATTTTGTCACGAATCTGCATTGGTTAGCGGAGTAGAATGTCACTATGGTGTTCTACAACAAGTATTGATGGATGCAAAATTACCACGTGGGACAGAAATCGCTCTAGGTGTAAACGAAGTCACAGATGATTTAATCCAGTTTGTAAAGAATTTATACCGACTTGGATTGGTTGTTAACATTACAATGAACGAACGTTATATCTTACAATATGGCGATACAGGGTTAAAACAAATGTTACCCTATGTGTTTGGTCTTGGCATTTCTTATCGTTCGTTACAGGGGTGTTTATCACTGCCAGATTGGATTGCAGAATATCCACACACGGTTATTCATGTAATCAACGGTATTGACGACTTTGACGATGTAAAAGAATTAGGGGTTAAATACCGTAAGTTATTGGTCTTGGGTGAAAAAGACTTTGGGTTCAACCGTGGTAAAGTTAACTTGGATACACCAGAACACAAACAATGGAAATCCAACATTATGCAATTGACAAAAATCTTTGACATTGTATCTTTTGATAACTTGGGGTTGCAACAATTAGAAATCCGTGGTAAAATTACAGATGAAGAATACAAATCGTTTTACCAAGGCGAACATTCCATGTATATTAATGCGGTGGAACAATATTTTGCTCCATCCAGTCGTACACGAAATAACATCAAGCACTTTGGTGAAACCGATTTACGTTCGTATTTTCAATGTTGCGAATTACAGGAGGTGTCGCATGATAATTAAGCGAGTAGGTGTGTTTGAAACCAACAGTTCATCCGCACATTCTCTTGCGTATGGCACAGACTATATCTTAAGGGGTTCTCGTTGGTATCAACCAACCGAAGAACACGACTTTAGTAATCCAATGTATCGTTTAGATAAAGTACCAGACCACTACCGAGGATACACATTTTATGAATGGCTTGGTGAGTACGGTTGGGGATACGATGTATTGACTACACCACAAGAAAAGTTTTCGTATCTGTTGACACAAATGGCGGATACATCGGAAGAATTACATGAATCAACCGATTACGAAACCATAAAAGAAATGATTGAAGATATTGGTTGTGAAATTATTCGATGTAATGACCAAGATGGTTACGTTGACCATGAAAGCTATGGTATTGTTAACACATCGTTATTTAAGTCCAAAAAAGACTTGATTACGTATCTGTTTAATGATAACATTAGAGTATACATTGAAAACGACAATAGCGAATACCAAGAATGGTACACAGGTGAAAAACGTCACTCTTGGGGGTGCATATGACATATTCAGAAATACTAGATACAATATCTATCGGCTCAAAGTGTTATCGAGAGTCGTGGAATGGAAGTGTTTATTTACGATATAAGGTTATGTTTGATGCCAATGGTATTCCTGTGGATAATGCATTGGTTGAAATGACAGACCGTGAATACATTGGTATTTATACACCAGAGCCACGTGACCAGTTTGCAAACGATTGGATAATTGTCGAATGAAATTTATAGATTTATTCTCTGGCATCGGTGGTTTTCACTCTGGCTTAACCAAAGCTGGTATGAAATGCGTTGGTTGGTGCGAACAAGATAAATACGCACAAGCATCATACCGTGCGTTATACCCAACAGATAATCTTTGGTTTTCACCAGATATTCGTGCATTAAACGGTACAGAGATGCCGTATGCAGACTTATGGTGCTTCGGTTTCCCATGCCAAGATGTGTCTATTGCTGGACTAAAAGATGGTATGGGAAATACACGAAGCGGTTTATTTTACGAAGTCACGAGGTTACTACATGAAACAAAACATAAACCCAAATGGTTGCTTATTGAGAATGTTAAAAACCTCTTGTCAATCAGTAATGGATGGGGATTTTACGGCGTTTTGTCTGAAATGGACAAAGCAGGGTACAGTATCGCATGGCGTGTGTATAACACAAAAGACTTTGGACTACCACAAAACCGTGAAAGGTTGTTCATTATCGGACATCTTGGAAACGACTGTCCATCCGAAGTATTATACCGACCCAACCAAAGCGAACAATCTATTGTTCAAGTCGGAAATATAATACGTACAACATCTTTTGATGGGAATCCACAACGAGGTCGCATATATTCACCACATGGGTTATCCCCAACTTTGACGTGTGTCAAGGGCGGTGGTATTGAACCAAAGATATTATTAAGTCGCAATCCCAATGTAATACGCAAGTTGACCCCAAGAGAGTTCTGGCGACTACAGGGTTTTACAGACCAACAATTTGAAACTTGTGCTAAGATACAGTCCAACGCACAATTGTATAAACAGGCTGGGAATTCCGTGTCTATACCGATTGTATATGAACTTGGGAAGAAGATTGTTGAATACCACAGGAGGTTACATGGATAATTTTATTGAGAATTGTAAAAACGTAGTCATGCAAACACTTAGTTTTCCAATGTCTGCTTATGCCAGTTCACAAGCAAGGATGCAAGATGTAAAGCTGATGTATAATTCTTTAAACATTGTCTGGTTTTCTAAAACACTCCAGAATCATAAAGCATTAGTTATGTCAACAAGCGAAGACTTTGACCATGTTTATTGGGAAGTTACATACAATGGTGACAAAGATGAATATTATGTTGACAGATACATAAAGCAATCCAATACCGTAATCTTGGGAGAAGATATTAATGAAGCCTTGTAAAGATTACAATGATTTACTGGTACAGGACTATTCCATTGGCTCTCTTGAAACAGAGCCTTTGGATATTGCTTGTTTGAATGTTCTATTAGAAGAATACCCAAAGCAAGAAGACCAATATAAAAAGGCATCTCGGTTTTGTAAATCCGTACACGACTCAATGGTACTTGCCGATATTGCCACACTCTTGGCAAAGCGATGGGGTCGTTCCATTGATGATGTCAAGAAATATCTTGATGTATCTGCCACCAATGAAGAAGAACTATGGGGTAAAACACATGGTTTTTCTGATTCGTTTGACGACTTAAAATCGTTCATTGGACAAGATGGTGTTCCACTTGGGTTTCCATCTTTGGATTTTGCCTTGAATGGTGTTAAGCGTAGAGAAATCGTATTGCTTGGGGCATACACTAACCAAGGTAAATCATTCGTTGCAGCCAAAGTTGCTGCACATCGGTTGATGGATTCTAAAGACAATCTATTGATTTTCTCAATGGAGATGCCAAGGGGTCAATTCTTGGCGAACATTGTGGAAGAAATCTTGGGTGTCGATGAAGATACTTTGGTTGAGATGTTAAAAACGGAGCAAGGCATCGAGGTGTATTCCAAAGTGTCTGCCGTATTAGACAAGCGTGTACGCTTTGTTGATGAACCGAATAAGACTATTGACGACTTAGAGAAAATCACCGAAGCGTGTTATGCCAATGATTTTCCTGTTGATTTTGTCATATTTGACCACTTTCATTTAATACCACAGATTGATGATATTCCTGTGTTATCAAAAAATGCCAATCAAATGAAAGAATACGTTAAGAAGTTTAATCTTGTGTTGTTTATGCTTTGTCAGTTCAATGAAGAGTCCCAGTCCGTCTTTAGCAGCGACAAAAAGAAGAAACCGTATGAAGCCATGTTACGGCATATCAAGGGTGCTAATGCCCTTAAAGCAATTGCAGACATTGTGTTATTACTGTGGCGACCATACAAGACGGATACACAATTGGATTTTGACGAACGTGATAAAATCAAGAATGTGTCATGCATCAAAATCGGTAAATCTCGTCGCAAGCTGCGAGGACCAGCGGATATATTCCAATATAAGGTCAACGATAAAACCACGAGAATGGAAGAAATTAATTATTTTGGATAAATTATTGTATTTTATTGTTGACAACATTGTGTATATATGTTAATATAATACTGTAGTTAAGTGCTACGCCTCCTTTCTTAACATAGCCGATGTAAGTGGTTGCCCCTACTTGCATTGGCACACATGGACTGTTGCTGGGTTATGGTACAAATTCGCATAAATTGTCATGTCCGAAGAAAACCAACAGGTTCGATTCCTGTACAGTTCTATTGCTATAAGCAAAATGTTTATCAAAAGGTGTGCCTGTTGTACACATCCCAAAAAGACAACACGTGTTGATTGATTACACGACAACAAATCATTCGTTTTCAATGACGGTACATTGCTTGGGTAAGACCAAGAGAATCATCTGTGATGCCATTTATCAATAAAAATGGACATGGTTACTGTTAAGCCTTAAAACAGGGTTGTGCCATTCCATAATCGCACAGGCAGACAAGTCTATAACAATCATGTGTAGAAATGTAAGTTTTATTACTATACTACGAATTTTTTACTGCCGTCAGGAGCAGACGTTAAAACTTAGTCTGACCGCAAAAGACTTTAAAACATGAGCGAACGTGTACACATCTACCGCCGATGAGTATAGACGTATACGAACATAAGACATCGAGATTGCAATCTTTCGATGGTCGAATGATACAACAAGGATTGTATGGCGGTAGAATATCGAGAGATGGTGTAACGTAAGCATGGTCGTCAAGGGTGGCGACAGGTACAGGTTAAATTCCTGTTCTCTCGACCACATGGAGAATTAGCTTAATGGTAAAGACTATTGGACGTTGGTTCGATTCCAACATTCTCCACAAGGTAAATCTATGGTGGGTCGCCACCACGATGGTCGGTACAAACTGGTTGCCGTAATGAGAGAACGGAGGTACCCTGTTTTCTCACCAGTCACCATGGATGGTTGTCAGAGTGGCTTATTGAGTTTCTTTGCTAAAGAAATGTTGTTGCAAAACAACCACAGGTTCAAATCCTGTACCATCCTCCATTCGGTATTCACACATTATCGTAAAGGGTAGAACGTAGCCATGGAATGTTTTACTATGTGTGCCACACAACAGATACATATTAGTTTACAGGTAAAACAACGCTTAGACTGAAAAAGCGTAGACGGTGAGTTCGATACTGACCATATGTATTGGTGTTGTATTCTTGGGTAGTTCTCGTAGCATCTGGCTATTATAGTCCTATCCCAAGAGCCATGCCACTTTAGTTTAATGGCTAAAACGAGTGTCTTGTAAACATTTGATATTGGTTCGATTCCAATAAGTGGCTCCAAGTATGGAAAGTTGGCAGAGTCTGGTTTATTGCATCGGTCTTGAAAACCGAAGAACAGTAATGTTCCGTGAGTTCAAATCTCACACTTTCCTCCATAGCCACGATACGTAATGCTACGGCATCGTATCACCGAATGGGTTACTTAAGGGTTTCTCATTCGGCTGGCATACATCGTGTTGACTTTGGTGATACCAAAGAAACACGCATAATTTTTCCTCCTGTTGGGTTGGGGTAAAATCTCAACCCATTGGATGCACACATAGTTTAACGGTAAAACAAATTGATGATGGTTCGAGTCCGTCTGTGTGCAGTCGACTGAAATCCAGTGGTCATCAGACACTGGTCGGTGAGTTGCGGCATCGTAATGTGTGGAACGTAAGCCATTCCGCAACAAAAATATTATTCTGAAAAAGACACCTAAGTATTTTACCTCCTTTCGTACTTAGGTGTCTTTTTTTTGTTTCTACTAAAGTTGACAATCTTTGTATATTCTGATATAATTAATATATGGGGTTACAAACAATGAAAGAAAATTCGTTTTTATGTCCAGATGGTCAAACCATTTTGGTAAAAGATTGCATGAACCAATGCCGTATGGGTCAACGATGTTTGGCTAAACCGTTGTTGGTTAATGCGAGTCGTGTTCGTGACTTAAACCGAACAAACTTTAGTGTCACCGAGGTGTTGTCACCAACGCTTTATATGTATCTAAAGGCAACCCATAGTGAAACCATTAATCCGTTTTCGTCCATCGCAGCAACGGTTGGTACATCGGTTCACGGCATATTGGAAAACTGTTTGCCACATAACTACGCTGGTGAGTTCCGATTAAATTATAAGGGATTGACTGGTCAGATGGACTGTATCGACCTAGAGCATCATACGTTGTACGACTATAAGGTCGTTGGTGCATACAAATGTGCGACAATGATGGGTGGTAGACCATTGTGGAAACCATATACAATCAAGCGTGGTAAACGCAAGGGTGAAACAGAATTAAGACAACAATGGTTCTACGATGGATTGCATCACTATGGTGATTACTGTAAGCAACAGAACTTATATCGGATACTATTGGGGAAGCACGGTATACCAATCAATGATATGTTCCTACAGGTAATCATTAAGGAGCCAATCAATACAATCAAGACATTTAATTTGGACAAACAATGTTATTTAATACAGTTGCCAAAGATGAATGACCAACGATTGCTTGATTACGCATTATACAAAAAAGATGCTTTGGTTAATGCTATTGCGACAAATACGATGCCACGACAATGTTCTGCGAAAGACCGTTGGGTGTCTAAAACGTATCCAATGGGTCGTAGATGCAAGGATTATTGCTCGGTATCATATTGTTGTCCGTATTATAACTCATAGGGGAAGAACATGGTTAATATCAAAACACAGGAATTTCGTACCATCGACAAGTATCGCATTACGGCGATTAAACGACAAAGCCGAACGGCTTTTGTCAACGAAGTTAAAGTCGGTGATGAGTTTTACTTATGCACAAAACTACATGGGGAGAAAACACAAGCTGGTTATCTTGCACCACGAGTACGGTTGTATTTTCCAGAGAAAAACCGTTACACAAAATACACAACGCAAGAACGTATGCAACAAATCTTTGGATTCAACTTTAATGTTGAAGTCGTGAAAGATACAACGGACATCAACTTGGGTGGTGACGTACAATGATTCTTGTTGGTCGTGCTGGTAGTGGTAAAGATACGGTGGCAGACTTGTTGTGCGACAACTTGCCTAGATATGCCTTTGCTGATGCTTTAAAAGAAACAATCCATGTGATTCAAGAACAAGGTGTCAACGCTGGTATGGAGTATTTGTCCTCACTAAGTGGACATTCCGTTGAAGACCTACAGGGTATCTTACCAGTCGTACAAACGATTGAGAAAACGGTTCTTGACGGCAAACAACGTGGTCATTTACAATCGTTGGGGAACGGTTTACGAGCGTTGTTTCAAGACTTTTGGATTATCGTTCTCCGAAATAGATTAATCGAAGACAATCCAAAAGGTTACATCGTGACGGATTGCCGATACGAAAATGAACTTAAGATGTTACAACAGTTGGACGTTGGAGAACCATACTATCGGAAGTCCATATTCATTTCTGCGAATAAACGAGAGCGTATCAAACGTATGAAACAACGTGATGGCTCTTGTGACACATCCAAACTGAATGATGTGTCTGAAACATCTGTTGATGCAATGAAACATATGTGTGATTATACAATCAACAATTCCAAAGATTTATCACACTTACAAACATTGGTTGACAATATCAATCGTGACATCCAAAGGGAGAAACAAGAATATGGTCAAGGAATTACACATGATTGCAATAATTGATTACAGAACCAACGAATTAAAAGCGGAGGTTCGTAGACGAATGATGCAATCTGAATTATCTGAACAAGAAGCCGTTCATCTTGTTGACAAGGCTTGCGATGATATGACAGATGCCATTGGTCGTTTATATTCACAAGCGGAGTTATAATGAAGTTAATTTATTCTGGGGTTGTCATGGGCGACCCAGTACCACAGGGTCGTCCACGCCTATGTGGACGAGGTCGTTTTGTTCGAGCCTATGACCCTCCAAAGTCAAAAGCCTACAAGCAACTGATTAAAGATACAATCGAACATCCAAAGGATTTAACAGATGTGCCATTATTGTTTGAACTTGATGTGTACAGAAAAATCCCCTCTAGTGTTCGTAAAAAAGACCATCAAGATATGGTCGATGGATTAATTCTACCAACGAAGAAACCAGATATTGATAATGTACTAAAAGGCGTTATGGATGCATTATCTGGTGTAATATGGGTTGACGATAACCAAGTGTGCGATGTAATCACACGCAAACGCTATAGTGAAAACCCAAGAATTGAATTTAAGGTGTACGATATTACACCATAACGTAGGGAGATACATATGCTAGAACAAAAATTGATAAATACAGATGGACTTGATAAAATGTGGGGTTTACATCTTGTGTGGTTTGACGGTATATCCTACCAGTTAACACCGATTGATTCCACAGATGCCGAAGATATTCGTGATAGTTGCCCTCATTGGATTGTGTACTTGACTGGCGATATTCAAGAAGATTGCGATGAAATCTCACGACAAACCTTTCTACAGGGCGAAGCCTATGATAAGTGCCTGTGTGATATTGGTCTAGTCGATGAAAATGATACCATTGACGGTACAGACTTCAAAATCTATTTACAGATTACAGACGATTTACAACCACATGAACATTGGGTGCTTAAAGAACATGAACATGTTGGAAACGATTATATCTGCGTGTATGCCGTAGACGAATACAACAAAACCAAGGTTGATAAGATTATCGCTGGTGCTTTGGTTAATGGCTACGATTTAGAAACCGCAGTAATCTGGGTCATGAAACTTGGGTATATGGCACAAGACCGTCTACACAAGCAATTCGCAGACATCGCATCTACAGTTGAATCATGGACGGTTTAACGCTACTGTTGGGATTGTTGGTCGTTCAAAGAATTTGTTTTATTTTGTTTATTCTATGTCTTTTTCTCATAGGATATATGTTATACACAGGAGGTAAGCATGATTAAAAAATTATTGATTGCAGCTTGCGTATTCTTTGGTATGTGTATGGGGCAAACATACGCATATCAAATGCAAGCCGAGGTATCTGCATATACAGACCGTGGTACAATGGCAAACGGTGAATGGACTCACGATGGAGCAATCGCAAGTGATGATTTACCATTCGGCACACGAGTGATTATCAACGGTCGAACGTATGTTGTAAAAGATAGATTCGGTGGTGGTTATTCTAATGCTATAGATATATGGATGCCATCATACGAGGATGCTATTGAATTTGGACGACAGTATATTACTGTTGAAGTCTTAGTATAAACGGAGGAAGTTATGTCAAAAGATACATTAAATACAACACGAAAGATACGTGGTTTTAAACCAATAGTGAAACGAGTACGTGGATTTGAATACGTATCACGCTTGGGAGCAATTGTCAGAAAACCAACACGAGGGTCAATCCATAGTGCTGGTTATGATTTCTACGCTTATGACGATTATACAATCGAACCAAAGCAATCGGTATTAATACGCACAGGTGTTAAAGCGTATATGCCAGATGATGAATACCTTGACTTAAGAGTACGTTCATCCTTGGGTATTAAACGCCAATTAATGCTTGCGACTGGTGCATCTGTGATTGATGCCGATTATTACAACAATGAAGAAAACGAGGGTGAAATCATGGTGGTTTTATATAACTACGGTGATGAAACCCAAACAATCGCAGCTGGAGAACGTATCGTCCAAGGTATTTTCACAAAGTATTTCTTGATTGATAACGATAATACCGTAGACCAACGCACAGGTGGCACTGGTTCAACGAACAAATAATGGGAGATAAAAAACAATCCATGAAACGATTTATGTATTTAGTGGATATGTTTAAGAATGGGGAATTATATCGTATCTCTATTTATGGGGAGAGTAGAGATACGATACAACAATATTTATACGATATATCACCAGAGGTAATCTTTGTGAGAGAAGACGAAGAAACCGAGCGACAACAAAAGAAACGCACCAATGGTAATTTCCGTAAGATATATCACAATGGAGAATACATCGGTACAATCGTTCAATGTGACTTTAGAATAGACCGATGCCAGTCCATTGGAGAACGGTCAAAGAAGATTATTGGCGTTGACAGTCGCTATAAGGTGGTAGAATGAATAGATTTACACAATTCATGTGTTCAAACATGAGTAATTTAACAAAAATACAACAGTTTGAGAAACAGTATTCTTTTGACGAGTTCGCACAAAACAAACAGAAACAACGGATTTTAAATCGCTTGAACCGCTTGCGTTCTGTTGATTATGCAGACTCACCAGAAGACATTGTGCTACAACAAGAAGAATTTGAGAGAATGTCTTATGCGTTAATTCGGTTGCGTTCGGAATTGGGTGTTAAAAACACCCAGTTGTTAATTCTCCGTGCTGGTTATCGCAAGAAGCTGAAAGACATCGCAAAGGAACTCGGATTGTCTTATACGTATGTGTGTGCAAAGTATAAAACGGTTAAGAAACAAGCGAGAGAAATCGTGTTACAACTCATGAGGGAAAACACGGTTGATGTCGATATGTTTCAACCAGTTAAAAACATATACTATGCATCTACGCCAAAAGACAAGCTGAATTATCCATTTGACTCTGCACGAAACACATTCAAGAAATACCATATATACAAGGGCGAATACCGTGAATCATTTCATTGTAAAGCCATTGAATATTTTGACGAGTGCTTTGGTGACAAGAAAACCATTTGTAATTACTGTGGCAAACAATGCACACGATTAAACGATATGGAGGAACGCATTTGAACATCGCAGAACATTCTTTAAACGCAAACAAATTAGATATGCGTGTGGATGCAGACCGTGCATATGTTGCCGATGTATCCGATATACACGTTGGGAACATTTATCACAACCGACAAAAGTTCGAGGAGTTTCTATCAAAAGTACAATCCATTGATAATCTGTATTTGATTATCGGTGGTGATTCTACGGATAATGCAACCACAAGTTCCGCATCATCTGTATTTGAACAATCGGAACACGGTGGCGACCAAGTGTTGACCGCTTATCATCTGTTAGAACCGATTAAAGACCGTATCTTGTTTTGCCGTAGCGGTAATCACGGATATGAACGTGCGTTGAAGCACAATAAATTAATCCCAGAGCAGATGTTAGCAGAGTTGTTGGGTGTTCCGTTTTATCATGGTATGGCAAGTGTATTCTTTAATGTCAACAAGAATTTGTACGTTATTGGTACATGGCACAACGCAAAGAAACCAACGGCAATGGAATGGTTACATACCGATATTACATTCTATGAACACTTGCATAAAACCAATTGGGAGAAAACTCATGTGGCAACACCAAACCGTATTGCCAAGGCTTGGTCAATGATGGAGCATTATGATATTCAATCTGGTTCATTCCTTGGTTGGGGCGGTTATTCCGCAGACAAGGGTTATCGTCCATTGGATTGTGGAACATCCATCGTAGAGTTATCTGGGGAAAGAAACAAGAAGTCAATTCGTGTTCATTCCGACATTGACCATGTATTGGAACTACAGGAATTGCGAAAGTGTGTACAAGATGCCACTTAAGGGAACACGCAAGAAAACAACAAAGAAACCAACCAAGAATCAAACCAAGGTTGTTAAGCCAAAGGCTGCACCAAAACGTAAACGCAAGCCACCAAAGCCAAAGTCACCACTTGATGCCATTCATAAGAAATGTCGTGAATGTTGTTGTGGCACACTTGCGGAAGTACAGGCTTGTGAAATTGACGATTGTGCATTATGGCATTACAGATTGACGGAAGATTAATTTCTTCCGTCTTTTTTTATTTTGTTATTGACATAAATGTAATCATGTGATATTCTTATATCAGAACAACAAATGATTAAACATCGGAGGTTCACATGAAAAGATGCTACAAGATACCACATGGGTTTTATTATATGGATGTCTTACAACCGTATTTTGAACAGGGGTGGTCTTTAACAAAAGTTATACGTATCGGTCAAGATATGTCGGTTATTATTATGCACCCATAGGGAGGAAATTATGTTACAATCAAAATATCTAACGGAAGATGGTTTAAAGTTCTTTTTAAAAAGGCTTCATGCAAAAGGATTTCGATTTTTGTTTTATGACCCAACGATAAATATTTATATTGCATCTGAACAAGAACCATGCTTTGAAGATGGCAAATATATGCATTGTTATGGAAATAAGAAAATTGCTATTGTGAGTCAATTGGAAACGGCTATTATAGCAGAGTTATTAGAACAATATTTATATATTGAGATTGAAAAATACGTTGATTGTGTTGACTGGGAAAATGTTCCTGTGGATACAAAAATAATTGTGTCACATTCACCAAACAGTCCAGACTATTGTCGCTATTTTGCAGAATACAAAGATGGAAAAGTATATGCTTGGGGTTATGGTGCAACGTCATGGAGTAGCGATGTTAAATCAAAAAGCTGGTGGGAACACGCCAAACTGGTGAAATAACATGGCATACAAGGGATTTGGCGGTGGTAGAACACTACCAGACAAACGTGAGTATTTTTTAGAATATGGCGATGGGTTTGATTCTGTTTTAGACCGATGTCAAACAACAGTCGGTTGTCGTAAGTGTCACACAAAACCTGTTGCCATTGTCGAACATAAACGGTCAAAAGATTCACAATGGATTTATCTTGCGTGTCCAAAGCATCCCAAGAATAGAACCTATGTGAATCTGGACTATGATATCTTGTTTAAATCTTGGGAATTACTACAGAGGAGGAAATTATGAAACGAAAAGCACAAACCAAACGATACATCGAGGACGACATTCTACGGATGATACGATTGGGTTCAGTTGTATTATTGCTTGGGTCTTTCATTCGATTGTTTTGGTTCAATGATTCTGACTGGTTCGCAGCAATGGTTATATCAATCATGTCAATCACATTGCTACCAACTAAGTTAGACCACCAACAGGAGGACGAAGATGAGATTTAGCACGGCTTTTGAACATATGTTGAATGGTAAAGCCATTCGTAGATACCACTGGAAACCAGAGTCTTGTTTGCGACTCAAACGAGGGAAAATATATGTGTGTACATCAACGGAACACAAGTTACTACAAGCACTTAATGCTTCTGCTATTATGGCTTCCGATTGGCAAGTCCTTGGCGAAGAAACATACGCTAAAAAAGATGAAAGCATTATGCAATTCTTTGAAACTTTAAATCATACATTGTAAACGAAAGTGAGAAAACAAATGAACAACACAACAAAAACAACAATTTTATCCGCAGTATTCGCAATGGCAACAATGGGTGCGTTCGCAAATCCAGTTGCGTTTGGCTCTTTAGAACCCTCTGCCGTAAACCCAACCGTTAATGGTTATAATTCTGTTGCCGTTGGTGCAAACACAAGTATTAATGGTACAAATACAATCGTTGTTGGTCGAGATAATACGGTTAATGGTGACGATAATATCATCCTAGGGGGTGGCAACGGTACAATCACGGCAAACCAAACGACTGTACTTGGGTATAATAATTACGCTGGCAATCATCAAGAACAAACCATTGTTGGTGCAAACAACACGTTGGATGCACAAGGTGCAATCTCCGTTGGTACACACAATGTTGTCCGTGGTATGGATGCCGTTGTAATTGGCAACAACGCATCTGCCCCAGTACAAAATTCTATTGCGGTTGGTACAAATTCTCAAACGTATGAACCTAAGGGGTTTGGTCAAATGGACATCAACGGAACAACACACGTATTCGCTGGTGAAAACCCTAATTCTACAGTTAGCTTCGGTTCTAAAAAGTCTGATACCTATAGCCACATAGATAATTATAGCCGACAATTGCAGAATGTATCTGCTGGAAGAATCCAAGCAGATTCTTTAGATGCAGTCAATGGTTCTCAATTGTATGCAGCCATTGATGAAATCAATACAAACGGTACACGTATTACCAATCTCACCACACAGGTAAACACAATTAATGGTCGTGTGGCAACCAATACCGCAGACATCCGTGCAAACGAACACGCAATTCTTGACCATGAACAACGGATTACCACATTGGAAAGTCATGGTCAACAACTGTTGGGTGACATTGATAATAAAATCAATCAATTGGAACGTGGCACAAACCACGCTATTGCATCCGTATCTGCCCTAAGTGCATTACATTGGAATGGTTTCGATGCACATAATAAATTTTCTCTAAGTGCTGGCTTTGGTCATTACAAAAATGCAAACGCTGGTGCATTGGGTGCGTTCTATGCACCGAATGAAAACATCATGTTTTACGTTGGTCAATCTTTTGGTTCTGCTAAGGTAACAAACGCATCCGTTAATTTCAAAATCGGTAAAACAACGAATGTCAAACGTGATGAATTAAAAGAACTAAAAGAACGTGTTGAAATGTTGGAAAATCTATTGACGAAGTAATATACATGGGCGGTGTTAAACCGCCCTATAAGGAGATATAATGAAGATTGAATTATATGGTAAAACCTATGAACTGAAGAAAACCGCAAAACCAGATGAGGTTATCGACTTGTTGATTGATGCTATTGGTCAACACGAGAATGTAACACCTACTGATGTCTTATCAAGTGTAAAAGACCAATATATACATGGACTTGTACCGATGTATATAAACTTAAGAATGGCATTAAGTAACGCTGGTGTAATGCAAAAGGAATTGGCGGATGTTCTCTGTATGACACCACAAGATGTCAACCGTAGGTTCTCTGGTGTCACAAAATGGAAACCACTGGAAAAACGTGCGATTGTGCAATTTTTGGAAGACCGTGGTTTTGGTTATACGGAAGAAATCTTGTTTACAGAATAATGTATGTGTGATATAATGTATGTATTGGAGGTTTTATTATGTCAGAATTTCAACAAGGTATGATTTTAAGAAATATTTGTAACGGTAAACATCGTGTATATATTCAAGATATTCCAGATGCTGGTTATGGTAAAAACTGTATTGTATACTGTTTAGATACAGACAGATATATCGTTGCCGATGATACCGTATACAAACCAATCGAAGACGATTGTCCAGTGGTCAACGTATTATATACTAAAGCACTTATGAATGAATCTTATAATGCATACATCCGTAATGCATCTGTTGGTGCAGAGTTTATTGCAGAGCAAGTGTTGAAACATTTCCAACAACTAATGGGTTCAGACTTAATCTTGACAGACGAAAGTACATTTATTGTACAAAGCGTTTGTATCAATAAAGTGTTGTCAACCGATTGGAAACAACATATTGTCTTTACTGGTGTCCGTCAATGTGGTTTTAAAACCAGACGACAAACCAGTGCTTTAAATGAGTTGCAACCAAACAGTATTCTATTGGATGCGTTATGCAAGTCAATCGAGGAAGTAGGCAAATGAAGAAGTCATTAGATAGACACGAGATACGACCAATCGTTGACACCCTAGAAACCATTGAACGTGACTTAGTGACGGCTTTAATGCTGCATGATGTTTCATACGACAGACTCTGTATGCAATATGCCGTTGCTGACATTCGTGACATCTTAAATGATTTACAATCGGAGGATTAATGAAGAAGTACGGTGGTTATACAATAGACAATGACGGAATTATGCACAAGGTTATGTCTATAGATTCATACGATGATGCTTGCCGTCAATTACAGAAATTATGTATGGAACTTGAGTGTTACAAAACAGGATATGCCGTTGGTGAACACGAAGACCCAGATGGCAAGATTTTCTATTTTGAATACCTAGATGTGTATTGGATGAATGAATATGGAGAGTGGGTCGGTTAATGTATTCAGTATATTGGGTAAAACCACAGAAACAAATCAAAGAATACCACGGTTCATATGATACGTTTGAACAAGCGATGCAATCCATTAGAGATTGGTGGCGAGAAAACGATTATCGACCACGGTATTATCGTGTGATTGAACATGGTCAATCTTTTACGATTGATTATGGATTATACAATTGTTTTTATGAGATTGAGTATCATAGGGAGAAAAATTAATGTATGTGCAAATTGAAGACTTTAACAAAGTCATTGATACTGTAAAGCAACAAGCCAAAGCCACGGAATCACAAGCATCCCTTGCTCGCAACCTAGATGAACTAGCTAGATTACAACACATCCGCATCAACAGTTTAGAAGACCAATGTGACTTCTTGTTTAAACGCATCTGTAGAATCCACAGACAAATCTTTTGGTATTTAATTGCGGTTATTGTTGTGAATGTCTGTGGATTGATTGCGTTTCATATGGTGACACCCTAGGAGGTACACATGATACAAAAATACATAGAACAAGCCAAAGAAGTAATCGGTAACGTAAAAGCGACCGAAGAAAATTATACGTTTGAGGAATCAAGGGCGGAAGACATAGATTTCTATAGTGAATCCTTTTGGTCTTTGGTTACTTTAATCGAAAAAGCCACAGGTACTACACTTGCGGAAGACGACAAAGAGCCATTGATTATAACAGAGCGTTTTCCGTCACCAATGGATGATTTTATGGAGAGGTTACATGAAAAGAATAGACAAAAACAAGGTTAGAACCATGGTTGATGTCGTGAAAGAGTTTGAAAAAGCCTATGAGAGTATGCCAATTCCGACATGGAATCAAATCCATTTTTACAATACGGCTTTCCATGAATTAGTCAGAGTAATTGAAGATGATTTAGGAGAAAAGTTATGAAGACTTCTACATTTGATAAAAAGTTTTGGAAAATTGTTGACGAAGTTTCAGAGCATCAAGAGGATTGGGAAGAAACTGGTGCAACGAATGATGATATGATTTGGATATACGAAAGAGCATATGAGGATTTAGTATCTCTTGTTAGTACATATCTAAATGATTTAAAAACGGAGAAATAAATGCAAGTAACATTACAGAACTATACACCGCTTGATACGGCTGTACACGCAATGGGTCAATGCTATGGAAAAACCCTTGGGGTGGATGCATTGGTGCGAGCCGTTCATAGCGGTCATTTATCACTATTGGAACACACGCTGGTAACATTCGATATTGAAATGTCGCAAAAATGCCTTGCACAGATTACACGACACAGACATTTGTCTTTCACGGTCAAATCTACACGTGGCACAGACTTTGCGGATTCTACATGGTTTGATTCAACCGAACATCCAGAAATTACCAAAGACATGGGTCAACTCATGAATAAATTAATCGAAAATCAAATTCTGGAATACAGACGGTTGGTTGATGCTGGTGTGCCGTACCAAGTTGCAGCCTATGTGTTACCATTGGCAACCAATGTAACAATGACCGTAAGTGGTTCGCTTAGAACATGGATGGAGTATTTACCCAAGCGGTTATGCAAACGTGCATCTACGGAACACCAACAAGTGGCACGAGAGATTTACCACAAATTAAATGCGGTTTATCCATCGTTGGTAAATTTGGAGATGCTTGGGATGTGTAGCGGTTGTAAAGAAACCTCATGTGATTTTACAACACATAAGAAACAACCGAAAACACCTGTTGTTGTTGAATTACGGAAATCGGAGGATAAATAATGAAAATCTTGAAAAACATTCTATTGGTTATCATCGGCATTTTAAGCGGCATCGGTATCGTCTTGGTAGTCATGGCAACAAAACTTGCATGGCTTGCCACAGGGATTGCCTTTGTGTTATATCTATTACAATTCTATGTGACGGACTGGGGAACGGTCGCAATGATTTTTTGGATTGCCATTAAGTTATCTATTGTCTTGGCAATTGTCTTAATTATTCTTGCTTTGGGTAAAGTCTTGGTTGATACGGAGGAACGCAATGGAAAAGGTCTATAATGTCACCTATAGTGGCACATTCTATGGAGAAGCACGGATTACTGCTTCTAGTGAAGAAGAAGCATATGATATTGCATCTGGTTTAACCGACTGTTTCGACATAAACACAATCACTTGTGACTATGATGTAAATGGTCAAATCGAAGAAGTTACTGTATGTGACATCGAAGAAGAAGAACCAGATTACGAGGAAGACTATGAGTAAAACACATGACTTTAAGCGTGGCGACCTTGTGTATGCCAATGGTTTACCAGCCGTTATATATTATGTGTCACCACTACAAATACGCATACTTATGTTAAAACGTGGTGACTTAAAGGCATATCGTATCAATCGTGATAGAATCCATGACCGATACGGCGGTGTTGCCATTGATTATATCACAGGTTCTGACTTAGAAAAGACCATTGATTCTGTTATGGATTTTTTACATAAGATTGGAGAAAAGAAATGACCCCTCAATTCAAATGTGGCGACATTATCTCATGTGAATCTGGGAATACATGGATTGTCGCCCAAGCAAGCAATGATACTGGGTGTTATTTTGGGTTTAATGCAAACTCAACGTATACATTGCCATATGAAAGACAAGATAATTTCAAGAAGATTGGTGAGTTCCCAATCAATTCCATACAGGATGCCATTGACGATGCCAAACGACAATCTCTTGATTTACAAACCCAAGTCAATATCGCAGTCAATCTAATGGGGCAACTGTTGGGTGCGAATGATGCATTACTATTGGTGTTGACCGATATGCGTGTTGACAAAGATAAAAACATTGTATTACTTCGATGTTCAGATGGCATCGGTAGACCAGATAAATGGATGTCTGTGGTTGACATATGCGAAGACTATGGGGTAGACAAACATGGAGTTCAATAGACATAATCTATTGGTTCTCTGGGGTTTACCAGCCAGTGGAAAGTCAACCTTTGTGAAAGAACATGGGTTGACTGACTGGTGTGTATCATATGACCAAATTCGTGACATCATCGGTGGTAAACATTATGCGTTCCAATATGGGAAGCTGCTGGTAGACCCAGATGTGGAACGTGCTGCACACCAGATGTCATTATACGCAATCTCATGCCGTATGCGTACTGGTGATTTTATCGTGTATGACAACACAAATACATTACCACAAGACGTTCTAAACCAAGAGATGCAGTTGTTGAAAGACTTGTGTGATATACACGATTATACATTATGGTATAAGCGGTTTGACACAGATATTGAAACGTGTCTAAAGCGGTCTAAAGAACGCTCACAGTATGAACCAACGGAAGAAGTCATGCGACAACAAGAGTTATACTTTAGAAACGCACAGATGCCATCGTTTGTACGCAATTTTGATTATAGTGGATATGATGGATTTTTACACAAGTAAAAGGAGTTAGTTATGGATTTTCAAATCGGTGATGTTGTCATGTTTATGGGTCATGGCTATATGGTGGTTGATTTTGATGAAGATGTCAATCTATTGATTTTAACCGATGGTATTTCAACCACAAGTGATGTAGATTATGAGGATGTTGTTAAAATCGGTCATGATGATACGTTTGAACGTGACATTATCAATAGAATTAAACACATCCAGTTGACACACGAACAAGACTTGATGGAAAACAGATTACATTTAATTGATTGTATCGAAGCCGAAGATTTTACGCATAATGGCGACAATTATACCGTCACTAATAAAACAAAAAAAGACAACCAGTATTTATATTGTCAGATACATGGTAAAAATGGCTATGAGTGGATTCTCATGGAAGAATTATTGGATAAATTCTTTAAGTAAACAACTTTTGTAAATTTCAAAATAAATACTTGACACAAAACTACCGTATGGTATAATGTAATCAACGACAGGGAAATAACCCCAAGTCAGAACATTATATCATACGGTAGTTTTGTTTATCGTAATTAATCTTTAAAAATTCTCAAATTAATACTTGACAGAATATGTCGGTATGATATAATGATTACAGAAGTTAGAAATTAGTATTAGTAATGGGGTTTATCCCCTCTAGGAGGAACATTATGTTATTCAAATTTTCAAATCAAACAACAACAACATTCGTAAAAACGTTTATCTTCAATGCCAAAACGGCAGACATCATCATTCTGGATAATGAATTGTCGAACATGAAAATTCATGTTCCAGTCAGTCGAATTGATGCAGATTTGTTGAACAAAATGTTCAATACTATGACGCATAAATTGCTGAACGATGCGTTGGATAACAACATTCCATACGTATACGTCAACTTGCGATTGTTCGTTGAGAACTATGAAAAGTCACTTGCTGCTGGTTATGAATCCATTGGATACGACCGAACAACTGGTTGCAAGAAAAGCGTTACGTTTTAATTGGGGGTGACACAATTGGCAGATTTACCACGGTTTTTACAACACTTGAAATGTTTCGATGGTTGGAAAGTCCAAAGTGACCCCAAAGAAGCCGTTAAGCGGTACTATGAAAAGCATCCGAATGAACTAAAGAAGAAACGCAAGCCAAAGCCAAAGCCAAAACGAATGTATGGCAAAAGTTATGGAGCGTTGGATTTACCACCACGACCATGTGAAGAGTGTGGTCAAATGTTTAAACCACGTCAAATACGTTCTCGGTTTTGTTCACACAAATGCAGTGGTCGTTACCACAGTCGTAAACAGTATGCAAAACTGAGGGAACAAGATTTATACTTACAGGAGGGAATATAAATTGAATATCATAACACAAATCAAAAATGATTGTTACTCACGTGCCAAATGGGTGCGTGAACAAACTGCACAGGGCATCCCATTAGATGAACTAGAGTTGCAATCTGCACGTAATCTGGCGTATAACGCCTTTAAATGGGATTTTGATTCAGCAGCAACTGAACTACAAGAAGCCATTGCAGAAAACCAAACCTTATAATTAAAATACAAAGGAGATAAAACATTGTCAAACAGAACTTACAAACCACGGAATTTACTATTGGATGCTACTGTAGGGTATCCATTGGCACACTATGTTGAAAACTTAGCCAGCAACATTGATATGAACAAAGATAATACCAATGTAGAACTGAATACGTTACGCTTGTCCATTTACAAGGGTATCTTAAATGTGTTACAACAAGATGCACTAAGCGTTGAAAAATTACAGGGACAAATCGCAGAATGGAAAGCCATTAAGAAAATCGAAGACATCTCCAAGTTAATTAATGACGTAGACACATCTACGTTGACTAAAGATGATTTAAAGAACGTCAAACGTGCTATTAAGGAGTTAGACGAAGTCGTGACATCTATTGTCGCTGGGATAAACAAGGTCATGGACAAATGTGCCACACTTGCGAACAAGCATGAAAACCTAGTAGAAAAAACGGAGGATTAGAACATTGTCATACAGAACATTTAGCCAAGTCATGTACCGTGTGGAAAACGTATATCGTTTATTACCACCAGATTTCTTTAAGGGCAACTATGAAACCTATGTCGTGAATACGGAAGACGGTCATATGTTAGCGTTCAATCGTAAACGCAAAGAATACGATGTGGTCAAACAAACTACTGAATTGTTTTTCTACAGAAACAACGGTATGTTGACACATTATTCTCACAGTCACGGTATTTTCGATGGTGAACCAACGATGCATTGGGTCAAACGTGACGACCAATTTAATGACGAAGAATACGACTTCATTTGTCAAATTGATGATGCCTTATTGTGTCAGTCTTCCGAGGAGGGGTGGTTATAAAAACCACCCATGATACCATTATGAATGAACAACAATTGATGAAAACCATCGAAGACCAAAACCAAGTGATTATCGCCAAGGATGCCACAATTGAGTTGTTGCGTAAAGACTTAAGGGATGCAAAATGTGAATTAAACGAGTTGTATTTCGACAGGTCATGGCAGAAGATGCAAAGAGAATATTTGACCGAAGCTATAATGCAAAAGTCAGTCAAAATCATTGGTGGCTTTGAATACGGCACCAGATATATACCATTGTATTTTGCTATTACGTTAAACATTGCAACTATTGCCTTTGGATTGTTTATATTGTCTACGATGGGAGTATTCAAATGATTATAGAACCAATGGACGACTTTTGGAAACAAATGTTGGACGAACTGGAGAATACAACGAATGAAGAATGGATGCAGCTTATTGAAGACTACGAAAGGGAGAACCGACCAATGCTAGAAGCCATTGAATTATGCAATCAAATATTGGAACTGATTGAAGACTTGAATGAGCCACGGCTTTTACGTTTCGATGATATTACCATCGTTTCTAGTTTTGGTTCATACAATTGCTATGGCGACGAATGTTATTCTATGGTTGTTAAAATCTATACAGAAGAAAAATTAGATTTATTCATTGACAAAACAACGCACTATGGTTTAGAATATGAAGTAACAAATAGAGAAATTGATAAAATTTCATTTTTACAACATATCGTTGAATTGTTAAAACTAAGATTGGAGCGTAACAAACATGAGTAACATTCGTCGCCATCTGGAGAAGAATCTATTGTGAGTTCTTTTATTACTAAACTAGAAGAATTAAACAATAAACCAAAGAAACAATACAAAATCAAGGCACATTATGGTACAATCTACAGATTTGTTACCGTTGAAAGCCATAGAACGGCAACAGAATTATTGGATTATTATGTGGCACTCATCCATAGTGGCAGACATGTGTATATCCAAAACATGGATAACAACGATAATGAAGCCTGTGTTTTAAAACTTAATGATGCCGATGCGTTTGCCGTTCTATCTCTGGAATAACAGGAGGATTAAATGTATATCACCGACAAAAACACCTACTGTTGGACTACCGATGATTCTTGTGGTGAACCGCAAAAGACCATTGCAGATGCCATTCAAGATTTCTATGCAGACGATTGGGAAAATCTTGATTGTCCAACGGTTGACATCGGACATCCATCGTATTATATCCCAGATATGTTTAACGCAGAGCAACTAATGTGGGATATGAACGACAAAATCGAAGAAGATTATGACATCGCATTAAACGATGAATTAACCGTTGAACAAGACATGGAATTGGAAGAACGGTTACAACAGACGTTGTATCAATTCTTAAAAGAACATAATCTTGACAAGCGTATATGGACTGTGTTTGAATCAACGGAATACAGACCAGAAGATTTTGGTATTAACCTACAGGATTTCTAACCAACGGAGGGAACATGGAAGTTTATATTTTTCAAAAGAACAAACGATGTCCGTATCTGCACTACAGTTTTCTAGTAATAGAAATAGAACAGTATGCCAATGAGAACTTGGACTGGACTAAAGCGGAACACCAAGTTGATATTCCGTTTTTATACAAATGGTTATCTGATGCACACCAACGGAAAGAATCTTATCTAAAAGATTGTAATGAAACACAAGGTCTTATTTATCGAATATCATTAGATACGTTGCAAGATATTATTGATATTGTAGAACCTATGAGTGGAGAAAGTCATTTTCAGGTTTATTTAACACGATTTTAACCCCTAGGAGGACACATGGAATACTTAAATATTATCGAAGAAAATTTTACAAAAGCCGACTATGTTGCATACCTAAGAGGTAGCATACTGATGTGGTTATTGGAAGACAAACCTTTTGATACAACACAGTTCAAGTTATATGCAGATAAACTTGTGGAAGTTTTAAGCGAGCAACCAGCAGATGAAAAACCTGTTAAAATAGATGTTTTCCGCCCAATTGTTAAATCTATTGAAGAAACACATGCCGAACCAACTGTTGACACAGATGAACCAAAGGTGCAACCAAAACACAAGTTCAAACTTGGTGACCATGTTGTGGTCGGTAAAGGCACAGAAGATGAACGCACAGGTGTAATTGTTAGATTACCGATGGATGGCGTAGATTGTCGCACAAGCTATGTTGTTGATTTAGACGACAAAAACTTGGGATGGGAAGCCTCGGTTGCAGTCGATGGTGTCGATTGTAAAAACGCATGGGTTGCTGGTGCGAATAAAATGGAGTTGTTGCCAAAGCAACCAAAAACCCTAAAGAAAGACACATGGTATCATACCAAAGATTTCACACTAGAAGAATTGAAAGAACTGTTGCCAAAGGGAACAACCATCCTAGTTGAAAAACCAGTATTATACGATGGTATTGAAACAACGCCACCAACAGAAACACGAACAACTACGGTTGAAAATATTACAACTTCTTTTTTGACTGAAGAACCGTTGATTGAAACTACAAGTGGAACATTTTTAAAAGAATGGTTTATGCTGCAAGGGGAGGAATAATATGACACATACGGAAGCACAACTTTTAGATAAATTACTAAGGGAAGATGGTAATACGGAATTATTACCAGAATTAATCTGGGACACACCAGAGTTCTTAAATCAGATTGATGAAAAGCTAAGAGATGTAGACGAGTACTATCATACCAAAGATTACATCTATGAATGTGACGATGGTCGATACTTTTGTCTAACAGTCACACAACACAGTTCTATGGGTGACTTTGGAAGTGCATACTTCTATGAGGTATTCCCAAAAGAAGTTACTACTACTGTTTATTTGTCAGAGAAAGACCAATGAATGATAGACACAGACAACGCAGAAAGATTCTAAAAAGAAACTATGATTTGTTGATTTTGCATCTAGTGGCTTTACTGGATGAAGAAACCAAGCAACAAATTCGCCAAGGTGTAAGACATTTAGCAAGAGAAAGTGAGGACTTATAATGGACATCGAAATTAATAACCAAGGTGCAGCCGTTGTAGAACCCAAAAATAAGAAACCAAAAATGCCATTACGGTATCAACTAGAGATGGAATTATTAGCGAACCAAAACTCACGTTTGCTGGAGCAACGGAATAAATTATTGGATATGGTCGAACGGTTACAATCTACGGAACATAAACCAGCAGATGTCAAAATCGAAATGATGCAAACACCAGCTGGATATGTCAAAGTCGGTGATGTGATTGGGTACGACCGCAGTAATAAACGTATCCGATTTGGTACTGTTAGTAAGCTAAATAAAGCTGGAGTGATTTGGCTGACACATTCGTATTGCGTTGTGTTTGGTGACGATGGCAAACAGGCGATTTACCAATCGATGGATGGTGCTATTGAGCGGTATCGTGTATGCAAGGTGTTATAATCCAATAATGCACAACCCAATTCCAAAAAATTAAAAACCAAAAAATAAAAAACAAGATTTCAAAAAATAAAACGCAGAATTTTCATAATTCGTGTTGACGTTTACAATCTTGATATGGTATAATGTGGTTGTCGGTGGTTAGTCACCTCTATAATATGTCTAATTTATACACTACAAAACAAAAACCACCTTCATTAACTCGTTGTGTAGTCAATCGAAACCACCGACAAACATTTGATATAAACCACGGTATATCACGGTAACACCACCGTTTGGTGTGACCATTGTCCACGATACCGTGGTCTTTTTTTATGTCTATACATATGAATGATTGTCCATGTGTTCATCCATGTGTTGCACGTGGTCAATCTACGGTGCGTACCATCATCACATACATACGCACATATCAAACAATATCTAATGTTTGCACATATTACATATATTCCACATAATAAATACGTTGACCGCATCGCACGCTGCATCCATTATTAATACCATTGATAATACCATGTGTGACAACCATAATTAATGCCGTTCGTATGACCATGTGATACAACCCATGTATCAACCACATGATATTCTATGATGATAATACCAATAAAATCCATTCTATGGCTCTCTGTGGTGCGTTTACACGAAGTGACGTATGTTTATATACCCCACCTATTTTAAACGCCATATAACGCAAATAAACGAATTTTCGTATATCTCCACGGAATTTTTAACCCTATATATACATATGCTACCCCATATATAATAAACAATGATTATCACCACGGATTTTTTATTTATAGATACATATATATATACATATGTCCACCTATTTTTTAATACATATGTATATATATATGTATCTATTTGTTTTTTCATCGGTACTTCTAGTTGACCGCCCAAGTCGTTCTCAATGCGTTCTCAATCAGTAGTCACACGCTGCACACACGACCATTCCATGGATTACTTTTTGTAATACACTCATGCGTTTTAATCAATCGAAGAAATTCAATATATTTATATCGAATGTTTTCTATATGGTTGCATACAATAGGAATATACAAAATCGTTCTATGGTGTAGACAATTGAACACAACTATAATTATAACAATTGTATTGTATACAATATAATAACGTACGTTTATGTTATATGTGATTGTCTATAGACATAAACAATTGTATGCAATCATAGAGAACATTTGTTTTATATAATAATGTAATATCATGTATGCATTTTTGGTATAGAATTTTTGAAATTTCTTATTGCATTATTTTGTGTTTATGGTATAATAATTATAGTAGATAAATATTAATTATTATCTATCGGTCTTTAATAATTTCATATGAAAGGGGTGTTTATATGGAATACACATATGAACAAATTCAAGACTATTTTTATAATAATAATCTTGAACGGTCAGATACTATCTTTAATGACATGGATAGTATAGCTTATGTCTTATGTGAGGTGCTAACCTCTAGCGAAAAAGCAAGGGCAAAAAAGGCGGTAAAGAATGGAGGATTTTTTACATTCGGTTATAATGGTTTATATTGTTGTAACAGTCTTAAAAAATCAACTGTACACAGATTTTTTAAAGTAAATTATGGTCTTGATATTAAGCTATAGGTACGACATGACAAAAGGGCAACAATTAACAGAAAACTTATTATATCTAATTAACACATGGTATGATGAAAATGAGTTGACGGACTTCGACTATAAGAATTATACCATCATAGCAGAGGGCGGAACACTAAAGCAAAAAAAAGGTCTTTGGTACGATTTAACAGGCTCGCCGTTTGAGTTTGAATAATACACCACATAGGGCGGTATACATTAAGTATACCGCCTTTAGTTTACCCCTGTATTATCAATTAGATTGCACAAATGAGAATACGCAGCATAAATGAGAATAACTATCAATAAAAAACTGCGTAAAATCGTTCGTATGAACGTTTTAAGGTACTCCGCTTATGATTATACCTAGGGAACACAAACGAGCATACAACGCAAATAAACGAATTTTAAGACATACGGCAAAAACGCAAATTTCACGCAAGCCGTAAACCATAGACAAAATACATAAGAATGTACGCATTCAATAGACATCACTATATACCGCTGGTTAAATGAGAAATATTATCAATACGACAAACCCAGCGGAACACCACAATTTAATTGTATGCAACCGATGTTATATATCTCATGTGAACATATGTACATACATTCATGTATGCAACATATGAATATATGCTCATATGTATAAATGTAACACATATGATTAAAACGCATGATTGAACATATGAACAGTTATTCATATGTTAAACACAACAAATAAATATATGAAATTAAATTGCATAAAACATAATTGTATAACCACCGCCAGCATAGATGATATTTTTAGTTGTATACAATTGTTTATACATATGCATTAATTGTGTGTAACCATATCGAAAAACATCAGTATCAATCAATAATGATAACATTTGTCAATAACACATTGAAAACATTCGATATACATTGGTGTACACCATGAAAACACAAAAAACCAGCTTATGTGCATATACAAAAGACATTACCGCCATTCTCATTTAGCGAATACCCCTAAAATTGATTTATTTAGCCTGTACGGCGTTTTTTGTCTTTTGCATACAATCATAAGCGAAAAACTGTAGGGGCACCATACAGGGCAAATAAATAAACTTTTATTTGAGAATGTTTATCATTTATGTATTAAATTTATTCGATGTATAGTAAAAACACTTGACAAAAGATTATATCTATGATATTTATATATATTCATTAATTAGGGTTAAGCACTATGAAAAATCAATAGAAAAATATTTTTGTAAATTCTTAAAAAAGTACTTGCATTATATCGTGAGTATGCTATAATAAAGATGTCAAAAGGCGGTAAGCCTTTTAGGGGTCTTTGATAATTTTATACAGATATAACCGCCGTTAAGATGTGGCGGACTATGGAACAGATAGACATAATTATTTATGAAAGGAATATAAAGAATGAAAGTGTATAATTTTAATAGCGTTTGTCAATGGTTATATGATTATCAAGATTTTATTGATTATGTTAAAGTAACAAATATTAATAAAATTGGTTTTAATACCTTAGAGGGTAGTCGCTACATTGTAAATGTAAAGATTATCACTAAACAGGGTTATAAAAATAAGTTACTACAAACTTATATAAATAGTACTTATTTAGATGATTTTCTAACAGAAATTACAAACGACTGTTTAAATGAATGCTTAAACAGTTATATCATGAGGTAAAATATATGGAATATATAAACATTATTCAAACTGTAGGTGGATTTATTTTTGCCATGTGTTTTTGGTACATGTGTTATAAAGTCGAAAAAGTCGTAAATGGTTTAAAGAATTAAACGAAAGGAACAAAAAACATGAAAATTGAAAACATGACAAGTACACGAGGGAATAAAGATGTAAAGAAAAATATTCTTGATAGTATTGAAGAATATCACGAAAACGCAGGTATTATATATGATATTTTTGAAAAACTATATCAAGATAATAAAATACAAGATTATACAATTTTAGATGTATTAGAATACAAAGCAAAAGAAAATAATATATATGAGCCATTGCCAACATGGTTTTATGATATTCTTCAAGTAGACTATGATGCATTTTATAATTATATTTTAAGCCTTGAAATTGTAAACCTAGGCGAAGATTTTATAATGATGAGTTATGATGAATACTATTGTATTCGTGATATAGTCAACTTAGTAGAGGGACTATAATGAAAACTAAAGATAATATACATAAGGTAATAAACCTAAATAACTTTATATGTGATATGTCAAAAGATTATGAAATACTGACATATGCAGAACCCTATATGTTTTATAGCTTTGTACAATACAATAAAATACATACATTATTATATCATGATTATGATATACATATGTTTGTACAAGGCAATAACTATTGTTATATTACTGTAAAGGGAACACATAAGGAATACAATAATTGAAATGACTTTATAAAGTCCCTTAATAGGTATCTTGATTTATTATATTATCTTGATGAGTTATATTTATAGGAGGGTATACTTTGGCAATTATATTATTGGCGTTAGTCGTTTGTTTTATTAAGCGACAACAAAACGAACAAAATAACCTATTGAAATAATATGAACGAAGTGAAAGGAACATAAGAAAATGACTAGACAAGAACAATTACAAGACATTAAGGAAATTATTAAAATGGAACTAGACTATAGAGTTTGTCAAAATACGTTATCTGCAAAAAGTGATTTATATGATATGCTAGAGGGGAACAACTTGCAAGCCTTAAAAGGCTTATATAGAATGTTGTTCGGTTATGGTTATGACTGCTAATATAGGAGGTTAAACTTATGGAATTTGTAGAATTATTAGAATTGAAAAACGACTATAAAAAGTATAATACAGATAATTATAACACCCTTAGGGAATTTATAGAAATATTTGAGGAATGGAACACGGAACAAAGAAATACGTTTTATAAATTACTTGATATTGTGGATATTGACTTTACAAGGGCAATAAACATTATTGAAAACTTTGATTACATCATATATGAAAACCTAGAGGAATATATTTATAACTCTTTAGCGGAACAGGGGCAAAATGTTCCTGATTGGGTATGTATAAGTGCATATGATACATATTTTTATAGCCTTAGATATGAAGATAATTTATACTTTTTAGAGGATACGCCACAATTCGCCAAAGATGGCGAAGAATACGGCAACAGTGCAAGCCGTCAAAAGTGGCTTGACGGCATCCACTACCTAGTAGATAATAGCGAAGTAATTTTGTTAACTGATTGGTAAAAAATACATTGGCGGTATACATCAGTATACCGCCTTTTGTTTACTAATACGTTATCATTTAGGTTTACATATTGAGAATTGCTGCTTGTAGCTGGGTAGATGAGAATAATTCTCAAATAAAAATCGCTTAAAATAGCCTATGAGGTACGTCTAAAAACTTTCATTTATGATTATATGCAAGGAATATAAAACGCCATAGAACGCAAATAAATCAATTCTATAAGTATTGTTACATCTTGCGTTACTATTAAAGAGGGTTTATCCACTATGTAACATAAACGGCGGTTATCATACCGCCGTTATTTTGTACCCAATATATGAACGTATGAACAACTATTGATATTGTATATGGTGCGTGTGGCGGTTTTCACGTGTGTTTATACGTTGGCAATAAACGAACGCATACAAACGATATAAAGCCGTTAGAATAACAATCGTTTTATACAATCAATATATACAATCGTTATATATCCATTGTTTGAAAACATATAAAACCATAATGTACACATCAGAAATACACAAGATTTAAACCACTATAAATGATAATTGTTATCATCAATGGTATGTTCATTGTGTGTGTACTGATGTATGCTATTTGTATACTATTGATGTATGTTGTTGTGTTAATTGCTTGCGTATTGTCTTTTGTTGGTGCTTTGTGTTGTTGCGTTGGTATGGTGTGATAGTATGGAATTTTACAGTATATATAAACACACGTGGGGCAACTTCCGCCCAACGTGGGACGCTTTAAGTCCCAACAAAAGACAATACGCAAGCCAATTACAAAAACTAATAGTAAACATGATTTAAACGCATAACAGCCTGTATTGAAAACTTTCGATATACCCCCTCATAGCCAATATATCGACAAACATAAATATAAACACATGAGCATACATTCATATAATAAACCACGATACAAACAATTGTAAATGATAATGGTTGAGAATGAATGTTACCCTTTGGGTATTCTA